ACCCGCGGCAGGTTGATACCATACGGCCATTTTCAAGGCGATCAAATTACATATCGCGTTTCTTGCCCAAGGTGTAGTTATTGCACCAAAGAAAAAAGGTCAAGAGCTGATGCAGTTGAAGCATGGAACAGGAGGGTAAACGATGGGTCAGCATAAAACAAACCCAGTTGCGATCGCGGCTAAAGAGGGCAGGCTCCCGCCGAAGGAGAAAAATCGTATCTCCAAACGCCAAGCGGAGCAATTACTCATGGCGGAGATGGAGAGGAGACTGTTTCCCTCACCACTTCGAGAATATTTCCGAATCTACCGGGAAATTTGGGAGAGGGGACTTTGAATGAAACTTTGTGATAGATGCCGGGTGTCTGGCTGTCTGCTGAACTACGGCGGGAAAGCTTGCCAAGATGCAAGGAAGCGGGAGTGTCCTGACGTGGTATTCACCCGCGCGGACAAGATCAGAAATATGACTGATGAAGAGCTGTCGGAATTCGCCATAATTTGTCCGGTTCTTAAAGGCGAAGCCTGCCTTAAACCGACGTGTGCCGAGTGTCGTCTGGAGTGGCTTAAAGAACCGGTGGAGGTGCTGTAATGTCAATAAGTAAAAAGACCCGCGAGGCCGTATATCACAAATACAACGGACACTGTGCATACTGCGGCAGGGCAATCGCCTACAAGGATATGCAGGTCGACCACTTGCGCCCTCGGCGTGCATACAACGCGGAGGGCGAGGGAACCGACGATATATCAAACCTCATGCCGTCCTGCAGGATGTGTAACCACTACAAGCGCGCAAATACCTTAGAGACTTTCAGACGATACATACAGGAGATTCCGAAGAAGCTCCGAGAGAACTACATCTACAAGGTCGGCATTGCCTACAGAAACGTCATAGAGATGGAAAAGCCGATAGTGTTCTATTTTGAGCAGTTGCAACTCCCTCATACAGGATTTCGCTGTGGTACGTGTAAGTACGATTTCGACTTAGATAATGTGGAGCCCTGCATCGACTGCGATAATGGCAGCCGGTGGGAGGAAAAAGGATGCGGCCATGAGGAATAGACCCGCCCCTGAGACCATCCCCACGCCAGAGGGCGTATCTCTCTTCCCATGCCCATGGTGCGGCGCGGAGGCGCATATAACATCCCTGACCTTCCCGGCGCGGGGCATGGCAAAGACGCTCTTCGGCGTGACGTGCGTCAGTCTAAAGCATCGGACTCCTATTGCATTTGTCACTCCGCAATCCGCCGCCACGTTCTGGGCTGACTGTGCAGACCGCGCGAAAAAGGCCGATAAGACGACCATTTTCGTGACCTCGCGAAAATGATAAACGCTTTAATCCGCTTTGCCGTTTCTTTAATCCGCAATTTCATTTAATTTAATTTGAGGAGTGATGCAGATTTGGTCGGTACAAAGGTCAAGGCTTTGCTTGCACTCACCGGCACGACGCATAGAGAGCTGGCCGAAGCCTTGAGTATTTCCCCACAAGCCTTGAGTAATAAGTTTCAGAAGGACAGTTTCTCCGTGTCCGATCTTATCGGTGCGGCGGACTTCTTCGGATGCAGGCTCAATTTCGAGTTCCCCAATGGCAGCAAGATAACATTCACGACTGAGGATAGGAGGGAATGATGTCAAGAAAGAAATCTCCCCGCAGTATTCCGCGCACTCAGCAGGACGTTGACCGTGCGCTTGCTCTCGGCCACGCAGAGGGCGCGAATTTCATTTCTACCATGATGCTCTTCATCCTCAAGGACAAGCACGGTTTTCCTGATGATGAGATAGAGCTCCTTGCCAAAGAGGTGGATTTCTACTGCGCCCAGCTCAATTCCGGAGACATTTCATTCGCGGACGTCAAGAACGCGCTCAAGCAGGAATACGACGTGACTGTAAAATTCAGATAGGAGGAAGAATACAAGAATGTACCACAAGAAACTATTCGCCGGTCAGCGCGAGTACGGCGGCGATCACTATAAGATAGTGAAAATTTACACGCAGGAGCGGGATCCCGAAAAGGTTCTTGAATACTGTCGTGCAAATATCAATTCCGGCATTTACCCGGACTACGACACATGGTATAATAACATCGCACCCGGCGGTAAATACTTCGGCGATATGAGGTATTTCTACGACGGCTGGTGCAAACTCGAAAAAGTACCGCACGGCTGGAAGTACACGCTGTGTAAACCGTATAGGGACAGAAGAGAAAGGGGAGCAGATAAGTAATGAAAATCGAAAAGATATCCGAACATCACATCCGTTTCAATAACGGTACGGCCATCAAGATAGCGCCGCAGTCTATGCGCATCGACACCACGTCGCTTTCGCTCGTGCCCAATATCAAGGACATGGAATTCAAAGAGCCTGTCGCCTTTACTGAGGGCGCGCAGGGCTGCGCTTTCAGCTTCGGCAATATCGGCGGCAGGATGATACCCGTCAGCATCTTCGGCGGCGGTGCAAGCCGCGAGTGCGCCGTCTATTATGAGAATAAACTGAAACTGGTGGTGGAGGTATGCTGAACGATGGACGCATAATGGGCTATCTCACCGGCGACCCTATCCAGAAATACGGCACGGTGGACGGCAAGCCCTATGCGCAGTTCACTCTTGCCTGTGAGCGCGACTTTCGCCCTCACGGTAAATCTACCTACGATTTCCCCTCATTCGTGGCCTACGGGCGCATGAGCGAGGTCGTCACGCAGTATCTCAAAAAGGGGCAGACTGTCATTGTGGAGTATCAGCTCAAGTCGGTTTCTTACAATTTCGACGGGCGGAAAGTTACGCAGACACGCCCCACAGTCACGAGAGTGCGCTTCGACCATCTGCGCGATCCGCTTGTTGAGGTTCCGAAGAAAGGCGAAGCGGGCAGCGAGGAATTTTATTATGAAGGATTTGACGAGGGAGGACTTATCGAGCATGGAGAACTTAAAAACGCAGACGGTTAAAAACAGGTACATTGTGGCACTTAAGTGTGTCAGCGCATTACCTCTTTCTTATGAGGCAGGACGTTATAGTTGCCGGGATTCTACCATATTTGCAGAATCTGTTTCTGCGGCGCTTAGGGAGGCCGCAGAGCGGCAGACCGGCCTCTGCTTCCTTGGCACCTATGATGTTTCAGTGCGCCTTGCGGACGATCCTGACGAGGAACTGTACGCAAACACGCTTGTCGCTCCCGATGCTTACTCATTCCTCCGCAAATGCGCGGAGGATGCGACGACACACAAATAACTACAAAAGCTCCACGGTTCAATGTGGAGCTTTTCTTGTTGAACTATCTAAGTTCCTATGATACACTATAAATATCCTAACCGAAAATAAATATGGGAGGTAAATGAGATGAAAGAATGTTCTGCAGACAATCGCGAAGCGGGGGTAGACACTAAGCTTCAACCTGACAACGTGCTGGACGAACTGAACAGAGATGCGAGCAAACCGAAAAAGAAAGTGAAAACTTGGTGCATCATTGGAGGAGCCGTTGTGCTCCTGATCGCAGCATTTGCAATCGTGTTTGTGCCGAGAATAAATCTGGCAAAGGAGGCAAGCACGCTTGATGCGTCGATAGTTGCTGCGTGTACTGACTATACCGCTGACGAATATGACATTATCATGGATGTTTACGCGCAGTATGAAAGTACCACAGATGATGTGCGGAATCGAATCGCGAATACTGACATGCTCTTGGAAGCTGTTGAACAAGTGGGAACACTGAAAGCGGCGGCGGTTGTGGAGAGTATTTCTACGCAAAGTACGGTAGACGCTTCTGACTTGGACGACATATACGCCGAGATTGTTGAGTACAGCCCTCTCATGACACGTGAGCAAAAACAGACGTGCTTAATGTATTATGCTGCTTTTTCGTCAATGTTCGATGTTGAGGAGACGCTGAAAGACAAATACATTATGAGCCCGCAGTCGTACCATCGTTATTCGATAACGTCGGATTCTTTGTCGAGAAAGGAACTGGCCGACAGGGAGGTTTACTACTGCAATGTGACTATTACTTTTAGCACGAGCAATCTTTTCGGGGCAGAAGTAATGCACGACGATTTGAAGATGGAAGCCACCTATAATGTCAACGTTGATGAACTATCGGTAGAACTGTGGACAGTAAAATTCTGCGATGCTATGGACGCTTACAATGCAGAACTTAAAGGAAGATTCCTTTGATTAGGCTCAAACGCCCCGTAAAAACGGGGCGTAAAAATATTGTGTAACAGGTATTGACATTTGGGTAACCTTAAATTATAATAAGGGTGACCTAAAAAGGAGGGAGAAAATTGGCCGAGAAGAAAAGAGGCCGACCGACCGATAACCCGAAGCCCTTCCGTATTGCCGTGAAAATGGATGCAAGGACGAAAGATATTCTTGAACGCTACTGTAGGCAGGAAAATGTCACGCAGATGGAAGCTGCAAGGCGCGGGATTCGGAAGTTGGAAGTTGATTTGAAAGAAGGAGAACCGCCCCATGTTTGAGAAATACGACGCCGCATGTGCGGCCTATATAGAGAATATGCGCAATAACGAGTTGTCAGCGCAGACGGTCACCGGTTATGCCCGGACGTTCCGACTCTTCCGCGAGAGCATGGCGCGCCACGGTTTTGCGGACGTGACCGCCGCCGCGGTGATGAAGTTCCGTTCGGACATCGCGCATGATGCTATCACCACAGCAAGTCTCTACATGGGGCAGCTCCGTCAGCTCTCCGAGTTCGCGGCCAGATACGGCTACACAGAGGCGTTTGTGTTCGACGATGCTATGCCGCCCAAGGGAAAGGTCACCAGAGCCAAGAAAAAGCCGTATGAGCACGTTCTGAGCGTTGAGCAGATACATTCCCTTATCTCCGCCGAACGCCCCGTATACGGCAAGAAAATGGCTACATGGGCAAGGGAACAGGCGGAGGTCACGCTTATGCTTCTCTCTGGTGCGCGCAATTCCGAGCTTCGTTCTCTTACCCCGGCTGACCTCGATTGGGCGAACGGCTGCATCATGCTCCGCGTCACCAAGGGCGATAAGCCCCGCATGGTTCCGTTCTCCGCTGCTGCCCAGACGGCTGTGAAGAACTACCTCGCGTCCGGTATACGTCCGGACTCCGCCCATGATAACGCGCCGCTGTTTGGTTGCGTCAGCCGCAAAACAGGGGAGTGGAAGCCCTTGGAGCGTACCCAGCTCTCCGAACTTATAAATGGGTATACCAAGTCCGTGATAGGTGAAGAAAGCGCCTGCCGCTCTCATGCTCTGCGTCACGGCTTTGCATCCGCCGCGCTTGAAGCTGGTGTTGCGGTCGACGATATAAGCGGCGTACTCGGCCACGCTGACACCAAGGTAACGGCGATATACGCCCAGCGTCTCCATCCCGCCAAACTCGCAGCCAGTATCGGCAATGTGCTTGAAAACGCCGTCACAAGCCCTACGGTAGCCGTTTGATTGCGGCGATGAATTGATATGGCAAAGCCCTCAGAACGCCGCTTGGACGCTCTGGGGGCTTTGTGTGCATGCTTACGCTTTGGTTATCTCATTCCATGTCGCTTTTCCGCAGATCGCGTCAGCGTCTAAGCCGTGGTCGGACTGAAAAGCTTTGAGTGCGGCTCCGGTCTGAGCGCCAAACTCGCCATCAACCCATCTTGGATTGTAGCCCTTATACTTTAACGCCGCCTGAAGCATAGCGACAGAAACATCTATATCACCATTCTGTATCTCAGGCAAAGATACCGTAATATTACGATTAAGCTTAGGCATTTCAGGGCTTGATGGAGCTATATTTTCAGCACTTCCATTATATCTAAGGACTACATCCCAAGGATAATTATAATAGCTACGAATATAGAACTCTCTGCCTGTCTGATCTCCGATCTGGCCGCCGGTTGTTTTACCAAATTCATTGATAGATGCCTGTACGATCTGTCCATTACCGCAATACATAGCCGTGTGATTAACATGATTGAGCAACACATCTCCACGCTGCAAACCTGTTCCGGCAGAAATATCGACGGATGCAGTCACGTCCTCAAATCCACAAGACTTAAACACGGAATACATGTTCCCGGTGTATGTAGCCCCCTTGGATTTCACAGGAACACCAGCATTCTGCCAAGCTTGTATGACCGCGGACGAGCAGTCGTAATCAGGCCCCCAACGGTTCGCCTGATCGTAGCCATGTGAATTATCCTGCGCCCATGTTTCCATCTGAGCGATGGCTTTTTCTATTATAGACATATTCTTAATCCTCTGTCAGCAAACCACTGACTGTCCGTTCGTCATCCATATCACAACTCCACAAAGTTATCGTCATCCCATGCTGCCATTGCGCCAGCGTCGCCTGTCCAGACCTTACGCACATCATTATGAGTGTAGTAGGCGTTAGGAATAAGACTCATACCCTCTTTCCATATAATGGGATTATCAGCTGTGCCGAATGGGATTTCTTGCTCGACATAATCTTTACGCACTGCTATATCATTAACATAGAATATACGCCAGTCGTAGCCTATCTTGTCCGACTGCGTGACTTCCTCGCGTATGCCCCCGGCGGCGTTGACCTGTTCCGCCGTTACATGGTCAGCTTTTATTTTCTCAAGCAGTTCATCGTAAGTCATGCGTATATCTCCTTAATTTTCTCAATCTGGGCTGTCACGTACGCCGTCTGAGCGGCGTACGCTTCGTCAAGCGGTTTCCACGGGGACATCATCTCGCCCGTGAACACCTCGCCGTCCTCGCGCGTCCACGTCCCGCCCGCGGGGACGAAGCGGTAGCTCTCTATCCACTCCTCGCACTTGCCGTCGAAGAAGCCCGTCTCTATCGCTCTGCGTCCCTCTGCCGAGGAGACATAGCATTTATAGTCACTGTCTATGTAGATTGTCATGTCGTGCCTCCTTACTCAAGCCAGACCTTATCAAAGTAGGCTTTTATGCTGTTGCCGTAAGCGCTGGTATCAGATTGAGCATACAGCGATATGTACTTGCTGCCTGTGATAGAGGAAATATCAAGGCTTGTAGTAGTGCCAGCGGTAAGAGTCACCGTTGTGGTTGCGGTGTCATCTCCCAACGCGGTTGTGCCAACTTGAATCTTTGCTGTGCCTTTGGCACTATCGATTTTGTTGAGACGAACTTTCAAGGTGCTATAATCTGATAAACCGATTGCGGAAGATATACCAATTTCGCCCCAGCCCGGTTTAAATACCAAACCATTATCCCAAGTAGATCCTCCCAAATAGATTAAGCCGTCAGAGACTTGAGCATAGCTATAACCACTCTCGACATTTGACGAATCCCACGCATAGCCGCTTACTACGCCATTGTTGAACAGCACAAGCTCATAACTCAGCGTCACACTCGCACTCTGGCCATCGGCAGTGATAGAAACTGTAGCCGACTTTGTTTTGCCACTGCCGTCTGTCGCGGTTGCGGTGATAGTGTAAGTGCCGGTAGCATCGATCGTAGCCGTCCATGTCTTAGTACCCGTGCTGGTGTTGGTGTCGCTGGCTACCTGCGTTCCGGAACTGTTTTTGACAACACAGGTGCTCTGCGCAGGGTAAGTAATGGAGATAGTCGCAGAGAAATATGCTATTGTAAGTGTGTAATCAGCTGTGATCTCGACAGTTCGTGTCGCGGTCTGGCCCGCACTGTTTGTCATGGTAACAGTCCATGTACCGGTTGAAAGACCCTTGAAGACTGCAACACCGCTGCTATTGAATGTCCGGGTATAGGTTTTCCCGTCTTTACTGACGGTCACGATGTCGCCTGCAATGCCGGTAACTGTAAGAGTACCACCGGAACCACTGCTGCCTCCTGCGTTTGTTTTTCCTATTGCCATTTAGATACTCACCTCCAACAGATAATTGTAGGTATCGTGACGGCTGCATCAGGCGCAGACGCCGCATACAGATATATACCGCCGTTATAGCACTCTGCTACGGGTGCAAAATTCCCACTCGTGGCATCTGTAAGCGAAAAGATGATTTCCGGTGTCATGCTTGCCAAAACACCAGTGAGGCCCACAGATGCCCTGTAAGGATAATCCTGATATGTACTGTTAGAGACAAAGGATGCCGTGGCGATTGTGGTGTTAAGAAACTGCACTTTGACTGCATCTGGGGCAAGATTCTGATACGTCACACTGCCATCCGCGAGTACTTCATTATTATAGGTAAACGAAGCAGTCGTGTCGTCTGTGAACGTTATCGTGATTTTGGTTTGACCGTCTGCGGGGCTGCTGCCGACGATGGTTTTAATGCCTCTTGTTATCATCATCCAGTAGCTCTGCCAGCCTGCGGTGACACCGGGCTGCACGTCCTTACTTGCAGCAAGGGCGAGCCACGAACCGCCTAAATTCTGCACACTGTCAAGAAATTCATAATTGGTGTTTGCGGCGTATGCGCCGCGCGGCCTGACCGATACTTTACCAAGGTTGTATTGTGCCATTGATTCGTTCCTCCTAACCTTTACGTCGCGTCAATTTCCTCGTTAACCGTGATTATGCTGTCAGCAGAGAGCCCGGCGCAGTTAAGCCGGAAATAGGCAGCATTGTCCAGTGTCACACCGCTGAAGTTCTTCACAGTGAACTGTGTCCAGATGCCATTCGCATCCTTCACGCCCGACAGCGTGCCACCCAAGCCGATAGCGTTTGTCTGACCCAAATGGGCTTTGTCTGCGCTATAAAAAGAGATGCGCTGATTTCCGCTGTTCAGCCCCGTGGTGACACCGTTCTGCCATGTGACATTTTTCAGGCGGACTACATCGCCGAATTTGACCGGGATAAAGCCGGTCAGGTAACTACCGTTATATCCCTCTGCCGCACCGGAGCTGTTTAGCCGCTGGCCGGATGCATATCCCATGCCGTTGTAGACGCTGCCGTCCGTGTCGGTGGCAAGCGGCAGCTGGTTTGTATAACTCGGAGCGTCGGGGTCGAGCACTGTGTAGGTGAATTCGCGGTCAAGGCCGGGGCCATAGTGGTCGACATAGATTTTTTTATCAGCTCGATTAATGCTAAACACACAGAAACTCGTACCGTTCGCCGTGCCAGCGGTTTTTGTGTAAGTGTTGCCGTCCGCCGAAGCTCTCTCGCGGCCATTCATAATATTCGGGCAGCAGATTGACAGGAACGCCCCGCCTACAGTCTCGTTTGCGTATCTATGCTCATGCCCATGGATGCAGGCGATGATCTGCGCCGGAGTGATTGCCGAGAAATCATAACTGACTGTGCTATCGCCATGGGTAATGCTGCCGCTCTGCTTCGTAGCATAAGCTTTGAGTAGCGTTGCAGCATTCGCAGTATTGGACGGATGCACAATGCCTGATACCGGGTCGGTATAACTACCTGATCCAGTAAGCGCTGCGTGAGAAAAGACGAGTATCGACCACTGTGACGGGTCAGACACGCCACTGAAATTCAGTGCATGATCTACAAGATACTGCAACTGCGCTGCACTGATGTTATCCGCATTTAGATAGGGATTGTCCACTCCGGAGCCAAGCTGTATAGTCCCCCAGCTTCGATGATCGTGTGTGTCGAGATAGATAACACGCAGGTGCAGGCCGGGAAAATCCATATATCCGTAGCAGGCATTATTCGGAACATAGCCTCCGCTGACCAGATTTTTCCGTCCGATTGCGGCGTACATCTGCGTCTGTGTCAGCCTGTTCGCTGTAGCCTGATAGGGCGCGTCGTCGTGGTTGCCCGGGCACCATATCGCCCGGCCGGGATATTTAGAACCGATCAGCAGCTGATAGTCTGCATTGTCCTCCTGCGCGTCAGCTGCGGTAGTATTCCACGCGCCCGTGGAGTAGTCGCCGACGTGGGTGACGAAATCCAGTGCGCAGCGCTCGTTGAGTCTTTTGAGCGCCTGCCCTGCCTGCTTGCCGGCCGCATTTGCGGTGTCGGTATAGTAGCCGAGATGTGCGTCTGCCATCACTGCAAACACGATGTTGTCGGCAGCAATGTGACCGACGAGTTTCTGCGCCAGTGCATCAGCAGCGGTCAGCACGTAGTCGGGGGTATCATCGCCTGTCGACCCTGTTGTTATCTCTACCATTTTCGCGGCGCTGCCATCATAATCAACGCTGTTACCATTGACCTTGACAGTCAGAGAATACGGATTTTTCAGTGCGGCGGGGACGCTCGGTATCTTGTCAATAATCATCTCAGATGCCAACTGGAATGCATCGTACTGCACAAGGTCTGTAACATGATCTGGATTGTTAATTTTATCTGCGGTGACAACGCCCGTGATTGTATCAAGTACTTCCTTATTACTATGCGAGTGTCGAGCCGCTGTATTTGCATTGATATCGGCGGTCGGCACCGTCGGTATATCCTTACTGTCCGCAGGCGTGTACCCCAGCGCCGACTTGATATTGGCCGCAGTCACGCTCGCGTCACTGCCTGCTGGTCCCTGCGGTCCCGTATCGCCTTTCGGGCCTTGTGCCCCTGTGTCGCCGGTAGCACCTTGAGGGCCACGGATATTCCTTGTTTCCGGGTTTTCCAAGCCGCCATTGTTCGTCCAACTGATATTACCGCTGGTGTCCACACTCGGGGTAAACACAGCGCCGGTTGCACCAGTGTCCCCTTTGGGGCCTTGTGCGCCAGTCGCGCCTGGTTCACCTTTTGACCCCTGCGGCCCTGTAGCCCCCGTATCTCCTTTGTCTCCTTTGACGCCGGGATCTCCCTTGTCGCCTTTCGCGCCGGGATCTCCTTTCTCCCCGCGTGAGGGCTTGCCTGTGTCCTCGGTGCCTATGTACCAGTTGCCGTTCGCCCCGATTGTAGGCGTGATTTCGTCATTGCCAGCCGCGCCGGTCGCACCCGTATCGCCTTTCGGGCCTTGTGCCCCTGTGTCGCCCTTTTCGCCCTTGGCTCCCTGAGGGATTCCGAAACTGAATTTGAAGATTTTTGCAGTATTGGGGCCGGACGCCTCAACAGTGACGGTAGGCGGCTGTGTCGATTCAAGCTGTGTTGCTGACGCTTCCGGTGTGCCGAAACCTGCAGCCTCTCCGCCGGAGCCGCCCATTTGATAGATAGCCTTTGCGCTCGGCACCTGTTCTGCCGTGGGGTTCTCATCTATGTCCTGTGTCACGTTGGTGCTGGGCAGGGCATTGCTATCTTTGAGAATGTAGGTGGTGTCACTGCCTTTGATGACTATTTTTTCAATCGTGTCCATTCGCTCATCTCCTTATGGATTAGTCAGCGTCAGTATTCCGTTCTCCACGCTGCCGGGAATCGTCAGCGTCCCGTTGCTGACAGAAGCGCCTACAGAAGCTGGAATATAGAGTGTGTTGCCAGATACGATGTATTTGTCGCTGGCGATGCCATCGTCAAGAACTGCTGTTGCTATCGGGAAGTCGTTAACTGATACTGCGTTTATCGTCATGGTTCCCGTCTGTCCTATCGGCCTTGTGAAGCCCTGCACGAGGTGTCTCTCGACAGGCGCTCCGGGCTTGTCCTCGCGCCGTATGGTTATGATTTGATTCTCCACAATGTGGAACATCTGTGTTGTGGTCAAGGTTACTGTCTTGCCGAGCACGGCGTAACGCTTAAGCTGCCATTCGGCATACGCCTGACACATTTCATCGGAGTAATAGTCCTTCATCGAGAGCCGTTTGGTTTTCAGCCCTATGCGGCTGATGCAGGTGTCAGAGGAAATGTCGCGGTTCTGCGCTCTGCCTCTCGCGGTAAGGCTTTCATTATTCGTTGCCCCCACTACAATGACATCGTTGTAAACCTCGGCAGGCTTCGACGCATACCGGATGCCCATTAGCTGCTTGCCCATCGAGAAGTCCCACAAAACAGGTTTAGATGTATCAAGAATGTCATCCTGTGACGGATCTACTTCCAGCCGTCCGGTCGGGTTATAGCCCACCCATGCAGCAAGCATCTCTGCAAGTCCGAGGATGACCTCGCCGATATTCCCAGTCTCAGAACTGAGATAGTCGTAAGGGGCGGTTATCAGACTTACACTTGAGCCGTCGGTAAGCGTCTGCGTTTTGTCGTTGTAATAGCTTGTAAAGAGTGGAGCAACTGCATCTATGGGCGCGCCAGCTGTTCCGGACATATCAAAGCGGTTGAGCCTGAGCAGGGAAGCTATGGCGGCGAAGATGTTGGTTCCGGCGTTTACACCGTAAGCGCCCTCAAGGTTGCCGCCAAGCGTTCCGTCGATTGCCGCCCATTTGTCGGTCAGCTGATATGATGCCTGACGGAGTCCCGGCTCAAAAGCCTCTTCCGGGTTTTCCACAAGGAAAACGCCTTGCGGAATATAGAAGTCTGTACCATCCGGGAGTATCAGCCCCTCGGAGAGCCTGATTTGCTGCCCAAACCATATCTTGTTGAGCGCATAGTCATATGCACCGTCGAGATTTGCAAGGGCGATGTTCACCTGCCTGCGGCTACCATTCTGTAAGTTCACAGTAATGTCACCTTCTTGAATAAAGGCTTTGGAACGTTTGTTCGCCACCTGATTATCCAGAGCGAAAGCCACGCTGCCGTTCGGCTGCAGGAACTCAAGCTTTGCCAGTTTTGTGAAGTCAGTCTTTAACGTGGAAAGGTATTGCTGCCAGTTTTGGCTATACATTTTGCGCTCACCCTCCCACATTCAAAGTTGCCTGAAGGTTGTTGCTGTCGATGATTTCAAGTCCAGCGACAGTGAATCCATCAGTCGTCGTCTGAATGAGGTCACCATCATCGGAAAGACTCAAAACAGAACCGAGCTCGTAGTTATCATTTGTTGTCCACACAAGGTATCCTGTCGCAGGGTCAACAGTTATGCTGGTGAATATAATACTGTCACTCGGCCAGAATGTGGCTTCGGGCGAGTTGATTATCTTGAGTCCAGTTGCTTCTCCTACTTCGACCCATCCAATCGTCACCGTCTGCGGCATGACAACGCTCTTGTGGTCTACACTCACTGTGATTGGCTGGTTAGTGTGGATATTGAGAAAATGCCCCTTGGGGTCACGCAGAAACAGCGTGTTTTCAGACGTCGAGAGGTTTCGTAGTGCCCGCGCCTGAGCTAAGGTGTCAGAGTATGTTGCATCTCTGCCTATTTTGCCGATATAGCCCCCGACGCTGCCGGTAAGGTAATTAGGCGTTTCTGGCTGCCGCGTTGGGTATCGGGTGAAGTTCTTCTGCAGGGTAGGGGAGTTGTTGTTGGAGAACTGTCCCTCAGCCACACCGCCGCTGCCAAAGCGGAAGAAGTAGCTTGCCACAGCGGTATATGTGCCGTCTGCATTGGGAGTGGCTTCTATGATATTCCACATCCAGAACTGCACTTTCACGGCGTTGGTGACGATTGCAGCAGTGAGGTATGCCAATGGGCCTGTAGGGAAAACATAATATGTATATTCCTGCCCGGAACACGCACTCCAATCTCGAATCTCCCCGACTGTCCGCCCGACGGTCACGATCTTTTCAAGATTGCTCTGTCCGGTCGTTCTGCGATAGATGTCGTAACCTTGAGTCGTTTCTATCTGCGCCCAAGTTACCAGCACGCTTCCGTCCGAGGTCTGACAGGCGCTTGCACTGCCGACCGAATCTTCGGATACCTCGTATTCAACATGGAAGTCTACCCAGCCGCTTGACGCATCAACGCCGTTTACCGTCTGAACATCAAGGATGATGCTGTAACTGGTGTCGTTGAGGAATCCGGAATAGTCTACCCTTAACTCACCGGTTCCATATATTTTGCCGGTGTCCACAAACGCGTCTCCACGGTTGCCTTCGCTGTCAACTTCGCATATGCGCCACCGTACCCATGCGAGAGCGTCTCCCTGTGCCTGAGTGTATGTTCCGGTAAATGTCCCGGAATAGCCCGTTAACGGACTGCTTATATGGGATATGGCTACGGTCGGTTCGCTTCTGCCGAGAAAGAGCGACGCCGTAGACTGCGTGACGGAGTCCGCGCCGCTCCACCACTGGGTTATGATGAACTTGTACTCCGCGCCGTTTGTAATCCCGTTGGCGCTGAGCGTCGCTTTGGGGATGGTTACGGTATAGAATTGAGTCTCCCCCGCGTAGTTTACGCCCCAGAACGGAGTGGTCAGCAGAACCTTCCCCGTGTCGTACTTCTGCGTCGATGCGGTATCGTTCGCGTAGAAGACTATCTGATACGCAAGCATTGCGGAATCGCCGTTGACCTGCCAGCTTATGTCCAGCGGCTGCGTCAGGTCTACTGTACCGCTGCTGTTTATTTCATCAGGGCTTATATTTGACGGCTGAAAAAGCAAAGCTTCTCACCTCCCATCACTTCGGCCCGTCGCCGAAACACCATGCTTTGCCGGTCGACAGGCTTCCCCACCAGATGACAAGCACTGTGTCTCCGGCTGTGGCGGTTGCGACTTCTTCGCAGTACGGGATGGATATCGTGCGCCCGTATGGCTGACGCACAGATATCTTCCCGTTACTTGGAGCGGCGACGACATCGAACCTGTCCACGCGCAGGCAGTTCCCAGTTCTCTCGGTCACGGCCTGATCTACCTTGGGTTTTAGTGCGTTCCAAAACTCTATAATTCCTTCGAGCATATTAGCGCCTCCCGTTTAAGTGAGCTTCAAAGTCTTGAGCTTTTCGGCAAGCTCCTTGACGGTCATATTCTTTGCCTCTGTTTCGGAGAGCTTCAAATCGCCGAACTGGTAGTATACGTCGTGACTGTCGGTGCTGCGGAAGATGCTCTCTCCGGTGGTATCGGTGGTGTTCTTTGCACCGCCTGAAATGGCGTGCAGAATATCGGCAATGCGCTTCTGCTCCTCATCGCTCGCGTTCGCTATCACCTCTCGCAGCGCCGGACTCATGGTCAGGTCACCAATATCACCGATATTGCCGTTCTTGATCGCATCAAGTTCCTGCTCGATTTTGGCATCCTGATAATCTTTCTCTGCCTCTGCCAGATTCTCTTGAGCCTTGAGGATGTCATCGGCTTTTGCCACCCATTCCCACTGTCCGGTGACTGGATTGTAGATTCTGACCGTGCGCTGTTTCTTGGTGTTTTCAAGCTCCTGCCGTGCCTTTTCAACCGCCTGTTGTTTCTCTGCAAGCTTATTGGCTGCGTTGGTCGAATCGGTAAGAGCCTCCAATGAGTCGACCAACTCGGCCATAAGGTCATCTGAGTAGCCATAACCGCGGTTGAGCAGGTCGAGAACTTCGTTTGATGTATTGCTATACCCCTTGTCAAGATACTGCTGCACAAAATCTTTAACGAGTTCTGCGGCTTGCTGCTGCAAAGCCTGTTCCTTGGCGCGGTCGTTCTGGTTTCGGGCGAGTTCTATCTGCTTATCGAGGTTGTCAAGCTTTTCGCTGATTTCCTTTTTAAGCGGATCGTCGTCTTCGGTGTTGCTGGCTGTGCTGCCGCCTACACCCGTACCTCCACTATAATCGCCACCATAAACGCCACCGTTGCCTGGCTTGCCAAGACCTGTACCGCCTGCGTGCATCGGAATTTCTTCCTTTTCGTCAGACAGCATATCTTGGGTCTGCTTGGCAGTGTAGACTTTAGCGCCTGGGGACAGGTCGACAATGGCCATTTTACCGTCGTTGGCTATATAGGCGTCGCCTTTGTCTACAATAAGCTCTGCTGAACTGCCATTAACCGGCGCACCGTCATTGACCAGCGCGCGCCCGCCCGGAGCGTTTTGCGTGCCGCTTGCATTGGTGGGAACCAGTCCGCCATTCGCTGTTCCCTTGTACTTGCGCTCTATTGTTGTGATAGTGACGGTTTTGCTTTTGATCGCGTCGATACGTGACTTGATGCCGTAGAGCACACCGCTCGCGTTATCTCTGACGGCAACGTGTATCTGCTTGGAATCGGGGATTTCTTTTGCCGCGTCGCCAACGTCCCGCAGGTCGCTTGCGGCTTCTGCGGCGCCAGAAGAATCTACATCGGTCTCTACCGAACCGCTCGCATCTTCTTTTGCTTGATTGATGTCGTCAAGCTGTTGTTTAGCTTCCCCGTCACCAGATACTGTTACCGGGATATCTGTTGGTTCTGAAGCTGTTTTTTTCTGCTCATTTAACTGAGCAAGCTTCGAGTTTGCCTCTTTCGTTTCTGCATCGATGTCAAATGAAACAGGATCCTCAATTTTAGCTTTGGCATCGTCTGTCTCACCGAGAAGTGCCTGAATTGTCGAGATTATTTCGCTGCGGGCTTCCTCGGCAGACCCTACGCCGAGTTTGTCTGCCCAGTTGATGGCACCGGCTCGTTCCAGCCCCTCAAATACACTGAGAAGACCTTCGACGGTCGTCTGTCCGGTGATTTGAGACAGCGCAGAAGCATAGTCTGACAGCGAATGAGAGTTCTCACCGAGCTTGTCGCCCAGCTGAGATACGATATCAGCGGCTTCCTCTCCGGTGTAGAAGATACCGTCCATGTAGACACTGAGTCCCTGAGCGAGAGCCTGCGCCATCCCCTCGGTTATTCCGAGCTGTTCTGCGAGCTGCTTATAGGAAGAGATTGCGGTGATTATGCCATCCTCGTCAACAGACACAATGCCGTCGAGGGAGCCGCTCTGAGCCGCTTCCTTTATGACATCTTGGAACGCTCCAAACATGTCACCGCTGTTGAATATTTTGCCGAGGTTGCTGTCGCTCATTGCCCATTCCATGGCATCGGCGACACTATACCCAAACTGCTGTTTTATATCGTCGGGGATAAACTGATCGTAGAAAGACTTGACGTATGCCGAGCTGACTTTGCCTGCCTGAAAGTCCTTCATGGCGTTGTTGAAGGCTGTCTGCATCGCATTTGCGTTGGCTTCTTTGTCAGCCAGCCCGTCAAGTTCGGCGTTGTATCTCTGTAAAGCTTCTGTCGCTGCGTCGACCGAGTTCTTTGCTTCCTCAAAAGAACCTGCTACAGAATCAGAGGTATCGGTGCTCTTTTCTTCGATGAGGTCTAATATATCCTGCTGATTAGCTAAGGCGTTATTGTAGTCCTCTACCCGGGGCTTGAGACTGGTAATTGCTTTTTCAATCTGATCGTATCGGAAAGTTTTGCCACCGATTTCGGTGAGTTTCGCGCCATCCTTTAGCATCTGGGACCTTATAGCTGAAAGTTTTTCATAGACCGCAACATACTGCTCGGCTGTTGTTGCGATTTCGCCGGTCTCTTTACTCAGCGCAGCCAGTAGCCCCGAAGGCATATCGCCGAGTATGCCGCCCCCATTAAGTGCTGGGTCTGTAAGCTTGCCTTCCGCAGCTATTACAGAGGCGGAGGCTTCGTCCGCAAGAGATTCTAACTTAGATAAAGTTAGGTTTTCATAACTATCTGCCAGCCCGTCTACTTCGCCTCGCTCCACCCCTAAGGCTTCGGCAAGGGATTTGGATGCTTGCGCGAGACGCTTGTCAGCTTCTGCAGTGCCATCCACGGCCTTTGCTGCTGCTGTGTATTCAGAGTAAAGCTCGGAAATGTTCGCGGCCTCACTCTTTGCCTCTTTCCCGCGGTCTATGATTTCGTCATAGGCGCGTTCCGTGGCGTCAATGGCCAATTTTAACGTAGCTATCAGTGCTACAATGGCGGCCGTTACGACGGGGAATGGGTTTGCCCGTAGTCCCTCTGTAAGCAGCGACCATCCCGCCTTGAAGTCCGCTGTGCTTTTCGTCATTCCTATCAATGTGGAGATGAACGCTGAACCTTTTATAGACGTAAAAGCTTTGCCCAATAGCGCCGCTGCTGTCGCCGCTGTTGTTGCTGTTATTACCAAGTGCCCAAAGTCGCTGTCAAGAACTTTAACAAGCCCAGTAATGACGTCGAGAGCGCCTTTTATGAGACTGGTATCAACCATGTTGGAGACGAACTCAGTCCATGTGTTCTTGAGGATATTTGCCTTTGCATCCCAAGTATCAAGCATGACGCTGACTTCCTGATCGGCGCTGCCTGCAGCGACGCCCATATCAGCCAACATGTTTTTGTACATACCAAAGTTTTCAAGGAGCGCAAGGAGTTGGTTCGTGCGGAGTTTTCCACCGAGAGCAGAAACCATCTGCATCAAATCGGCTTCGGAAATCAGCCCGTCCTTTGCTGCCTTTGACAGTGCTTCGATGGCTTCCATCGGGTTTATAAGCTTCCCTGTGGCCTCTGCCGCCGCGACAACATCGGGGGCGTACTTCTGGAGTATGCCGCTAAGAGACTGTACGGATTCCTCGGTTGCTGTCACGCCATCCGAAATTTCGGTAGTAGTATCGCCCAGAATATTGAGAATAAGCGCTCTGGCCGCAGTTGCCGCCTTTGTACCGCTCTCCTGCGTAGTGGCGGTGATCGTGCCGAGCATGGCCATGGTTTCTTCCATGGACATTCCAGCCATTGAGGCTACATTGGCAACGATGGGCAAGCCTTCGGCTATTTTCTGAATGGAGGTCGCATAGTTGTTATCTATAGTGTTTGCTTCATCCAGTGCGAGGGAAAGCTTTTCAACATTGCCGTGATATTTCCATGCAGCATCAGCCGAAAGGAGAAACTGCGATGCTGTCTCCTGATCCGTGTCGCCGACGAGCTGCGTCTTTATGGCCAACTCGCCAAGACCCTGTGCGGCTTCTTTGTAACCTGCACGGGCGAAAGTAGAAACGTTCTGGAGGTACTCGTTTGCTGCAACGCCGTACTTAGATGCGGTGGAGTACGCCGATTCGCCAAGAGCATCCATCTCGTCCTTGGTCATGCCGGTGACCTTGCGCACGGTCGCAAGCTCACTGTCGACCTCTTTCATGGTGGAAAGAGCTTCAACAAAAGAGTTCTTCACGGCGGCAATGCCGTTGCCTATCAGCTGCCATGCCGCCTGCTTGGCAACGATACGACCAAGGCTGTCTCCCAGCAGATCGGTCAGCGCCGAAGTTTTCTGCGCCTCGGTGCCCGCTTTTTGCGTTGCGGATGCGGCTTTGGTCTGGCCAGTAGCCAATCTATTGGCCGACTGCGCGGTTTTCTCTTGCTGTGCGGCGAGTCTGTTAGACGTTTGCTTCGTTTTTTCCTGCGCGACCTGAACTTTGGCTTCTGCTGCTGCCTGCTTTGCGCTTGCAGTAGCCTGTTTGGTCTGCTCTTTCGCCAGCTGGATAACTGACTTTGAGACTTTGTCAACAGCCCCGGCGTTGACTTTTATCTCTATCGGTGTGCTGCTTAGTCTTTTGCCGATGTTCTCTATGTTGGTAAGCGAGGCTATCGCTTTTGCGTCATTTACATTTACTTGTATCTGTACTATTGTGCTCATTCGGCGTTAACCTCCGCTTGCAACATAACGGCGCATAGTGTATAATCTATATAGAAGGGAGTTGATATCATGAAGTGGGATGAATCCCAAATGGCCTCTCAAGCTTTCGCGCAAGGTCAAGGAGGTATGTCTCTCGGCCAGCAGTGGGCGCTTGCTGCTATGCTGCGGACTGATAAGCCCTCGAATACCAAGAAAAAGTCCTCTCCAAAGCCTGCAAATCCGCCTAAGAAACCGTAAATCCCATAGCTTTTAGTTCTTTTGCAATGTCGCTGTCGGCCTTTCCATCGTCCACGTATTCGTCTCGCGCTTCATCCATAAAAGGTCGAGCGAACGGCTGATGCCAATCGGGGTCGCCCTCCTCGACGATCGGGGTGAGATCAATGCCGTTGGCATGCTGCGGCTCTGCTGCGTTTTCCAGTGTCAGCGTCAAGCCCTCGACAGTGGTTATCATGGTCGCGTCATCAATGAGACCGCCGTCCTCTTTGCGTCGTTTGCTCGACACAGGATAGGCATCATAGACCCGCTTTTCTGCCTCTTCCTGTATGGCTTTTTTCAGCCCGTCCGCAACATTGTCTCTTAGTGCGTTTTCAATGGCGGCATCCAGTAATCCGCGAATCTGCAAATAATCTTGTAAAACGCTCATATTGCCCTCCAAAACACAGGAATAAGCCCTTATCGAAAGAATCATTCATCTGTCTTGGATAAGCCCCCGACTTGCGCCGGGGGCTTTGTTTTGATTTAGGTGACAGTTACAGGGATGGTGTCGGTGTAAGTCACCTTGGAAACGCTGTTGGTCACGGTGACAGTGGCCGTGGTGGTGCCAGCAGCTACGCCGGTCAGCACAGGAGAGTGCGGGTCGTTGAACTTGGCAGTTCCCTCCGCCGCAGTGGAGAACGTGACCTCACTCATGTCGGAGATGTTGGTGAGATTACCGGCAACATCGTACTTGGCGACAAGCTCGGTGGTCTCGCCGCTTGCCACGGAAACACCTGCGCCAGCACCGACAAAATAGATGCCCTCGACGGAACCGGTGGAAGTGCCGGAGACGAACTCATCAACGATGTAGCAGTAGTTCGGCATGGCGTTGCTTGCGCAGACATCGGTGCCGACTTCATCAGCGGTCAGGCAGTTGCCGGACAGGTCAACAGAACCAGGAGTGGTCTGGTTGATGGTGTCGGACAGCGCGCCGGTGAAGAAGTAGTAGGGGATGTAGTAGTGGCGGATCTTGAAGAGGGAAGAGTTCTTCGCATCACCGCCGCCATTCTTGGCGTAGATGTTGACCGCAAAGTGGACGCGGACGACCTTCGGCTGGAACAGCGCGGGAACTGCGAGCTGCAGGGCAGAGCTGTTCTGCACGAAATACTTCACGCAGTAGGTGTTGCCGGAAACAGCGGTGAAGCCCTGAATAGTGCCATCGCTGCCGACCTTGTAAGCCTTGCCGCTGTTTGCTGCCACCGTGTCCTTGTCATTGCCGGTAGAGCCGAGAATGTAGGCCACAGCGCCGTTCTGACCGCCAAGGGGAGCCACAGCACCGGTTATGGTCAGCGCCGCACCGCTTGCTACAACGGGCTTCGAGGTCTCAACGACGCCGTTGCCGGTCAGGCTCTGGCCGATAGTCAGCGCCATGTTGTTCAGCGCGGAGTCGGCGGTCTTGGCCGTGAAGGTCAGACGGGAGGTGTCGGGAATGTTGATGATAAGCATGTTGCCGGGGCCGCCTTCAACTGCGCCGTCATTCATGCTGCCCGCGGGAGAAAAGTCGGTTACGTACTTGGAGAAGCCGACAAGGTCGTCGGTAGCGACATCGAACGCCTCAAAGTACACGATTCCCTTGGAAAACTCATACTGAGGGTTGAAAGAATACATTATGTATCACTCCTTGTTATTGTGACATCGGCTCAGGGAGTTGCCCCTTTGCCTTGGCTTCGAGCTGTGTCAGTGTCTTGAATCCGGCAGGCAGCTCCGAAATCCTGTCGAATTTCCACGTCGGATAAGGCGCGCCTTTCTCAAACTTCGTGAGCCCGACCGCTTGAGCCAACGTGTAGATTTGGTAACCGAGGGTTCTGTCGATTGCTCTGTCAAATCCTCTGAATTTGCGTATCGGCCAATCCCATAGCTCGTCCGCATCTTTTCCCACATTCGCGGCTACGGAATAGACCCACGCCTCGATCTCAATATCGAGCTTCGGCATATTTTGGCCGTTTAGGTACTGCTCTGCCGCAACCAGTTCCGGGTTCCATTTTTCGTCCGGAAGCTGATAGTCGTTTTGTGCGGCAATTATCTGCCGTACCTCATCCATCATCTGGATGGTCAGAACAGTTTCGTGCTCCCTGATGTAAATGCCCATAAGAGTGCCCTCTTTCCGCAGGGTGGAAAGCTGATACCCGTATGCGCCGTCAGGCAGTTTGATTCTTTCAAGCCTCAACGCTTTTGCTACAACATTGAGAACTGGTTCCAGAAAAGGACTGCCGTTGCCGAGCTTGTCCATTTCGTCAAGGCACTGACACCATGACAGGCGGGCAAACTTCGGCGGCAATGAGGATTGCATAAGTTCAAATGCGGCGGCTGCGCTTCGATACAGGGGAAAGTCGCGCACCGTCAGCGGGTAAAATGTCAGTCCATTGAACTCGATTTCTTTGTTTTCTCGGACTTCATTTGCATATTTATTAACGCCTTGCATATTTTCTCCTCGGCGTGTATGCCTTTAGATGTTGTCATCGCCGTTCCAGTCGATGTACTGATAAATCTTGTAGCCGGTGTTCACTCGCTCGTCATCGAACTTTGTGATTTGATAGGTGTTCAGCGAGCCGACCCCACCGAAGTTCACACCCTCAGTGGCTTCAAGAATCGCCTGTACTATGGCGTAAGACCTTGAATTTCCCATCACCTGCATGTTTGCCTCAATGCCGTAGTTGCACATGATGCAGTAGATGATGGTCTGGCGAAAAACGTAGGTGTTTTTCTGCTGGATGCGGTTTGCGGGGCCGAGATAGATTCTCAAAACGCTCTGCGCCGTATCCTGACTTTGCCTGACGAGCTCCTGTGGGAATATTCTGTACCCGCGTTCTGCATCGGGCGGGTCTGCCGGGTGTAGAGGGTCGAACTGAATAGCCTTGATCTGCTGTGGTGTCGGAAGCGGCTGTTCCAGCGGCTTTGCGCCGTCCCAATACAGGAGTTTCTTGAGCCTTGCCCTCGGAAAACTGTTATCCGAAGGCGGTGTGTAACCTCGCGACGGCAAGTCCATCAGGTATTTCATCAACCTGTATGGAATCTCTTCGGCTCCCTCCATCGTGTTGCCCGCTACAACCTTCGTATAGGGGTAGTAGGGACTATCTGTGGAGGGCTGCGCGCCTATCCAGTCAGGCATTTTCTTTCTCCTTCTGAAGCTGCTCTGCCATGTCCTTGACCTCGTCCAGCTGTGCGAGGATTTCCTTTGTGAGTTCGGGTGTGATTTCGGCGGTCAAGGTTCTCATCACACGCCCCACAGGGTCATTGTTCTGCTCTATCAGCGCATGGATGCTGTCATTTAGCATCATTGAGAACGTCTTGAAATCGTTCATGATTTCATAAGCCTTGTCCGAAAGATCGTTGTCATGGCGGCGCACAAAGCGGTTCATCTGCGAGAAAACATGGCTCTGCGCCCACTCGTCGTAGGCCTCTTCGCTCATGCAGGAATCGAGTTCACCGGAAATCGTTTCTACGCCTTCCCAAATGAAGTTCTGCTTCTTGAAGTTCTGATGCAGATAACTCTTTGCGAAAACGCCCATAAGAAACTGCTGCTTTACGCCGAAACGTTCTCTCAGCAGAGGGGGCAGCGTATCGCCTCCGGGAGTTTTCATTTCTTCTACACAGGCAATGGCAAACGCTTTTGCCATGCCTTCCTTTTGAGACAGGCTCAGATAATCGTCTGCCTTTCTCAGAATCTCTTCGGTTATCGTAATCGCCATCGTCATTTCTCCTTTTCCTTTGGCGTTAAAGCTTATTTGCGGCGCTTCTGTGCGCTTTTCTTTGCTGGGGTATCAGCGTCCACCTTTGCGACCACAGGCTTTTCTACGCTCTCCTGTGGCTTATCAGCGGCATTTTTCTTGCACTGCGCCCATTCGGGAAGCAATACCGCACATCTTTTCTGCCCGCAAAAGCGCTGATAGGGGCAAAGCGAGTGATATAGGTTTTGTTTATCCACGGTGGAGGGCTTCGGTTCTCGGTCACAGACTATGTAAGGGATGCCATTTACCTCGCGAGCGTGGGTACATTCGTACTTCATGGGGTTTCACCTCAATCCAAAAGTTCTATGCTCATTTGAGTGGTACTATCTCCGTGTGCTGCTGTCACAATCAGAGGCTTATCTGAGAGGCTGTAGCAGGTGAGTGTTGCCGTATTGCCGCTTACGTCTGCGCTGTATGCATCCTCGTCGGCTCCCGAAAAACTGAATGTGACGACATCGTCTGTCGCAGTACCGTTCTCGAACCAAGCCGCACTTATCTCGGCAGTCTCAAGAGAGTGAAGCGCTGTCAGGGGAGTGCTGGTAAAGGCAACGTAGCCGTCTCCGGCAGCCGCAACAGTGATGTCCACGGTCTGCGTGATGTCCGGATTTTGAGCAAGCGTAACGGTTACTGTCGCAGAGCCTTCGCCAACAGCCTTTACAAGCCCGTTTTCATCCACTGTGAGCACGTTTGTGTCAGATGATGTAAATACATAGGTAATGGGGTTCTCGGCGGTAGAAACAACGCTCTCGCCGTTCCTGATGCTTTTTACGGCTATCGTCTGCGTTGCCCCGGCGTTCATGCTTTTGTCGGCTGTTATGGAGAGCAGCCACTTGAAGGCAAGCCCATCGGCCACGCCACGCTCAAAGTCATCCTGTGGAAGTGGCTCTGTCATCTCTATCGTGAAAGTGATGATATGTACGCTGTCCGCCTTGTTTGTGAACTCCCTCGTGAAGTTGTTCACGCCGCGCATTGCGTAAGACATATTGCCCAAGAGCAGCCGAGTGTTCTCTACAAACGCCTTGGAGTATTTGTTGAGCTGACACACGCAGGAGATATAGTTCTTTGCAGTGATACTGTTCTCCGTTGCATGGCTTGCGTTGCCGAGGGTTCCCATCTTGGCGTAGCTCATGGGGATAGAAATGACGTTGCCGTAGTAGTCGAGGACATTAATGACGGCGTTGCAGCGCCGCACAACAGCCTGACCTATTCCAAGCCCCATGTTGTTGGGCTTGTAGACGATCCACCAGTTGTTGGCATATTGCATGTAAGAGCCGATGGGGATATAAGTCAGTCCTGCGGGCTGGATGATATAGATACGCTGCCAGTCGTCCGGCTGCAATTCGCCCGTGGCGGAGGAAGATGCAAAGGTCGAGCGGATCTGGATGGGCGTGTATTCGTACCAGTCTTTGGATGTATCTACTCCCTGACAGGCTGTGTTGAATACATTGTCTGCGAGATCACCAACGTCTACGGCATTAGCCTGCGTCGGCTGGGTGAAATACTGCTTTTGCAGCCCCTGCGAGTGCATCCACTCGTTTGTCAGCGGGGCGTAGTCGCATCCGCCGACCATCCCGGCGTTTCGCGCCAGTTTGTTCAGATTCATGCCCCGCCTCCTCTTATCAAAGATTTGTGCTGAGAACAGTTGCTATGTAGTTTCTGTTCTCCTCGTAGTGGCGGAGTATGCCGTAGAACTGCTGCATGACCTCTTTCTGCCGCGCGGTGTTGGCGTTCGTCTGTGAAGCCTCGCTTATCGTCGTGAAAGAGCTGTCGCGTATCTTGGATGTGCGCTCTATGGCGTTGTTGTCGAAGCGGTGCTCCCACGCCGCGTATATCGCATAGGCGAGTATGGTCTGCTCCGTCCGGCTGAGGTCTGCGGCAAACTCGCCGCTTTTATAAAAGTTGATGGACAATGTATCGTCCGGGGATAGGTCGATGTTCACAACAACGTCGCCGGTCTCAGCGGAGTAAACACAGGAAACAGGGGAGTAAGTCACATTTCCAAACTGATCTTTGCCCATAAGTCCGCATGAGCAGATATCGAAGCCAGTGAGTCCTGTTTCTATTGTCACGGGTGCTTCCTGCTTCTCTGTGGGGGTGTAGTCGACATCCTCAAAATCCGGTGCGGTAACGTCTCGCAGTTTCAGCAGCATTTCAGGCGGACGGTTGAAAAGGGGAATAGCCCAATCCATGTACGCCGCCATGCGGTTGTAGAAAACAGCGAGGCGGTTCTTCATGTCCCAATCAAGGGACAAATCGTTTTTTATGTAGGTCATCGCCTGCGTTTCGATTGGTTCCCATGCTGTGCTCATTCAAAACTCACCTCGCTTTCGGAAAATTCATTTACTTAATGCCGGTGCTGACGCCAACCTCTACGCCGTTGCCTTTGAGGGTTCCAATCCAATCCTCAGCTGCGCCGTGTATGTAGGTCTCAAGGTCGATGCTGGCAGCTTCAAGGACTTTTATTGCGCTGCCGCTCATCTTTTTAAGGGTCAAATTAACAAGTTCTGCGCCGAGTTTTGCAACCTGCTCTTCCGTGAGCTTACCTCCCTGAGTCTCTTTCCAAGCGGAGACAAAGAGCTGGTTGAGCTCGCCTACGGTCTGGATGGAGGCATCTTTCAGCTCGTCCTTGGCCGCGTTGATGTTCTCAAGGTGCTTGTTCTGGCCTATCTTGGCTGTGAGCCACGCAAATGCGGTGGTCAGTGCTATGATTGCAAGCTGGGTAATGAGATTTGCAGCGATTTCAACTACTGCATTGGTCATGCTTTCCATCATTTTTGTATCTTCCTTTCTTCTTTTCTGATTGGGAGCGCCCTCACGCTCGACATGAGCGTGTCATAAAAGCCGTTCCCTTTGAGCGTGTCGTGGTATACCTTGTGCATCCGGATCAAATCTTCGAGGTCATTCGACCAAACGTAGCCCTGCTCGATGTATTTCAAGCCGAGATGCTTTATTCGATCTCCAAGTGTCTCTCGCTCGCTCTCTATCAAGTCCTCATTGCTTTTTGTAAGGACATTTATGCTTTCCTTAATGGACTTGATATCGTCTTTAAGCTCTGTAATGTCGTTGTCCTGAAGCCTGTCATTGTCTGCCTTGGCTTCCGCTCGATCAGCTTTCTGCGCCTTCCTGTTCACAATCAGCTCGGTGAGCTTGACTATGCCGTTTATAACGGCTGCTCCGGCGCTTCCGCCGAGTATCGCAATGACCACTTCATTCATCGGGGTATGTCCTCCTGATTAGACTTCTTCTGCGTTCAGCGCTTCGAGCATGGGCTTGAAAATGCCGTCGCCGTTGTGCTTTTCCTTGGATATATTGTTGAGTGCTACGACTCTGGCGCGGCTTACATACCGTTTGAGGGGGCTGCTGTCGTTCAGGTAGGCATCCATGAAACGTGCTGCAACAAGTTCCTGATGCTCCGCACACAGACTGCCGAATATCTCTGCGGCTTCGGGGATTTCCTTCTTGAAGAAGAAATCGAAAACACCCTCGCGGCGGATGACTTCATTTTCGGCATACTCGCAGTCATAAAGGCTTCTCTGCTCGTCGGTCAGGCCGTCCAGCACTATGATTCTTCGGGTTTTGATGAGTTTTGCTATAAGCGGTGTGATGAACGTGCTCTCGAACTCGCTCAGGGGGACAGAGAACACTCGTCCGCTGCCGCTTATCTTTCGGCCATTGCCGATGATGATCTCGTTATTTGGGATAACGCTGTCAATGTAGATGCACTGCACCATCTTCTCGTTGGGAGTGACATATACTGCCTGTACAACAGGCTCTGCGGGCTTCTCCGCCTCTTTCGGCTTGGCAGCTTCAGCAGCCTTTTCAGCCGCTTTCTTCTTCCTGCCCTCGGCCATTTTTCTTTTCTGCTCTTCGCTCATTGCCATCTCTCAATTTCTCCTTTCGTGGCAGATGACAGAGGAGGGAGGTTGTCCCTCCTCTGCTTGCGGATTATCAGGCGCTGGTGACGCCAGAGATGATGCCTATACGGCTTGCCAGAACGGGGGCAATATCGACGCTGTCGACCTGCAGAAGCTCGATTCTGCCGGTTGCGATGGTGTCCTCGCCCGGAGTGAGGGTGATCTGAGTGTCAGCGCCCTCCTCGAAGCACATGACCATAGGTGCATAGCGCTCGTTTGCGCGGGCAGCGATGATGATCATGTCGGTCGGGAAGATGCTGGTCAGGGTAGTGTTGATGGTCTCCGGCGTGGAGGTGGGCTGAATCTCGTAGAGAAGCACGCCATCCTTGGAGGTTATGTAGCCGTTGCGGAAGTACTGATCGCCGAGCTGGTACATGATCGCGCTGGCAAGCCCGGTGGTATCGGGGATGACATTGCGCAGCGCCATGAAATCACCGTAGCCGATGAGCTGATCGCGGCGAACACGGTTAGCCTTTGCAACGTTCTGGCAGACGGTCGCCCAGTTGTTGCTCGTGTAGCTGGTGGCTTTCAGAGCGGAGGGGACGTACTTGGTGTTGCCCGCAACCTCAACGAAGGCGGTGGTGAACTTCTGCATGATGTAGGCCGCATAGCCGCCAGCCATTGCGGCGACGGTATCGACGAGGTTGCCCTCGTTGCCGATCATCTGGTAGAAGTTGATAACGCCGCGAGTGGCAAAAGGCTTGGGGTTGAGCGTAATAGTGTTGCCGTAGAGCTGATCCTGCGGCACGCTGCGCAGAGCAGTCCAAGAGGTGTCTCTGTACTGGAACACAGCGTTGGAAGTCACGTTGATGGTCTTGGTCTTGCCCTTGGGAGTGGTCTCCACGGAAACCATTTCACCCACCAGCGGGGAAATGAGGGCAGGAGTTACGGGGTAGTAGGTAGCCCCGATGATGGTTGCCATGACCTTGAGGAAGATGGGGTCGGTGGCGAGAGACATATTGGCAAAAGTGCTGCGATCCTTGCGGTCAGTAGACTTGCCGACAACGGAATTTGCCTTGGAAGCGGCAAAGTAGAGCACGTCATCAGTCCACTCGCGGCACTGCTCCTCAAAAGCCTTCGCGCTGTTGCAGGCAAACGCAAAGTCCTCAGTGGGCTTGCCAGCAGCGGCAAGCGCTCTGTTTTTCTCGCGACCAGCCTTCTCAAGCGCGAGGATCCTACCGCGAGTAACAAGGTCTGCGTACTCGTCACCGGACAGCGGTTTGCTGGTCAGGTTGCCGAGGGCAGAGTTAAACTTCAGCAGTTCATTCATTGTTGTGCGTCCTCCCTTCCTTATGCTTTGCGGCACAGCATGTTGAATCTGCTGCCCGCGGCATAGTTGGCTTCGGTCCAGGTGTCGATGCCAAGACCCTTGTCGAGCTCAAAGTAGATGCCCGAACCGGCTGCGGGTGCGGCGTTGGTGCCGACGAGCAGTCCATTGGTGATGGTGGCGTAGATGTTGGTCGTGGCATCTACAGCGGTGGAGAAGTTGCCCTCGCCGAAAGCGTAGGTTTCGCCGGGGATAGCCTTGGAAAAGGTGTCCAGAACACCGGACGGGATGCCAAGGCCGAGAGTGTTGATTCCCTCTGCGTACAGACCGTTGCCGATCGTGCCACGCTGTACATCACCGGGATTGCAGAAATAAACATCTTGCTTGCCGTCTGCGGCTGCGGTCATCTGATAGCCGCCGGTCGCCATGTGTGCGCCCTTATTGCAGATGAAGCCTGCGGAGCAGTCAGCGGGGGTGAAGGTCGTGCCGGAGAGGCTGCCGAACTTACCCGCGATGTTCTGCAGGTCGTCGTTGCGGTTATTCCACATTCTCGGAAGGAATGCGGTTTTCTCAGTAAAAGCCATTATTTAGTCACTCCTTTTTCATTATTCGTGAGCGTCGCCCTTGAAAAGCTCGCCGAAAGTGCGCGGACTGCCGCCAGAGTTGCCTTTGATGTTGTTGAAGTTGAAGTAGTGCTTCTCGCTTGCTTTGGCAGCTGCTTCGTCGAGCTTCTTCTGCTCGTCCATGCACAGCGCCTTGACACTCATGCGTACTTCCGCTTCGCCGATCCAGTTGCCGTCAGCGTCCTCACGAGCGGTGAAATCGCCGTTCTCAACCCTCGCCTTGAGGTCTTTGAGGATTTCGCTGTCGAACTTGCCCTCCGCGCCGCTGCACTGCTTGAACTCGTCCTCAAGGGCGGTCTTTGCGGCGTTCAGGCGGCGCTTGTCCTCCTTGCCCTTCATCGCGTCAAGCTGCTCTGAAAGGTGCTTGATGGTCTTTGCGTCGGCCTGCGCCTGCTCAGTTGCGGCGTTGTAGCGGATTTCAGCCTCGCCCATAAAGGCATCGAGACTCGCCTGAACTTCGGATTCGCCTATCTTGTAGGAAACGTAGGCGTTGGCTCTCATTATTCGGTCAGGAATGATGTTGCCCTTGTCGCTCTCCTCGACGGAGTAGGTAAAAGGCTCACCGTTCGCGTTCACAAGAGCCAGAAGTTTCAGATCGCTCGAAGCGCCGACCACGGTATAGCCGTTGAACTTCTCCGACAGCGCCTTGAGTCGTGCTTTGTCAATCATGTTTTCTTTCACTCCTTTGTCGTGTGTGGTTGTTTTGGCTGTAGCTTCCTTTGCGTATGAGGCAGCTTTGAGACACATCTTTTCCATGCTGTTTCTCATTGCAGAGAGGGACTGGATGGTCGCACCCGCTACAGCCGGGGCAACTCCCGCGCCAAGGACGGTGACGCCGAGCACTACATATTCCTCTTCGACCGCAACGTCGCCTTCCATATGTTCTTTGGTCACCAGCGTTTCTATGGAGATTTCCATGCCGTTCCCCTGCCGAGCGATCATGTCAACCAATTCCGGTGCGTACCATTTCCACAGAAATGCCGAGGCCACTATCCAGCTTGTGTCTTCTTTCCGCTCTAAGCGGATATCCGCATCTTTCGGGATCCAGCCGACTATCCTCTCGGCATCGGCGGCAGTAAAAGAAGCGTAGGTTTCACCCGTTTTCGGGTCTCTCTTGAGGTCGTAGTTGTGCCCATCGCCGATCTTCCCGCTTGGGAGATAGGCCGTCAGAATGGGAATGTCCTTGAACTCAGGCAGGTGCGCCGCGAGGTTGATGTACTTCCAGTTGTTGCGGTTCACCTTGTCGTTAAGCATCCACAGCTCGACCCTGTAGAGTTTTCTATCGCCAGAGGACAGGATTTTTAGCTGCCCTCGCGATGTGCGCGTTATTTCAGCACCTTTGTATCTGTTCTTGGCCATAAGCCATCACTCTTTCTGCGGCACGTTGAGCGTGCGGTTGAGCCAGTTATCAAAACTGGTGCTGCTAATCCCGCCGTTTTCGGCCATTGCCTTGGCCTCGCACAGCCACTGCCTGTCCTGATAGTTCTCCATCTGGACGTTCTCGGCATAGCGTGCCAGCGGCTCGAAATTGGCATTGTCGCAAACCTCGATGACCTCGGACAGCCCGTCGTTAACGCCGTCGATGAGGTTGATACACTTATCCAGCACCTCTTCCACGGAAGAAAAACTGTCCTGCATTTCCGGGATTGTCGGATAAACCAGCGGCAAACCGAGCTTCGCCATGATGTCTTTCAGCTGGTCTATGTACTCCGGCTGCTTGTGTTCAAGCGCGTGAATGGCTCGTGTCAGCGCCGCATAGCCGCTGTACCATGTCTGTTCTTTTATCGCCGCGAAACTCCACATGGCATTTCCCATCGCGCTCATAGCTCTGCGCATCGGTTCATAAAGGAAGGAATATCTGTCCTCCCGATATGCGGCGTAAAAGTCTCTCAAGTCTCATTCCTCCCTTGCGGTGAAATAAAAAAGCAGGACTACCAACACGAATTTCTTCGTGCTAATAGCCCTGCTTTGGCTTTGTCGAACCTCCTACATGAGGTTCCTTACATCTCTATTTTCTTGTTTTTAATCTCCCAAAGGTGAATCCCGTTGGGTTTCGCAGCAATTTCCAGCCGCTTGCCTTCTTGAAGCAGTCGGTTGATAATTGCTATCATTTCGGCAGATAACTCAGGCGGTTTCTCTTGAGCACGATCTTTCATATCTCTTCCTCATGCGTCTCGCTGTTTATGCTGCCGCGTTCTTCCGGTCGCCCGTCCTCGGAGATTTCCTTTTTTGCCTGCGGCGGAAGTCCGCTGGTATCCTGCTTGGCTGAATACGATGTCACAAGCGGTCTGCGCTTATCCATCACGCCGCTTTCGTCCACAAAATCAGATATTGCAATATCGTCAAGTATCGTGTGTCCGGACAGCGCATCATATTTGAGCGTATCGGTGAGACAGCCGTTGGTCATGCCCTTGCGTGCGTTCTCAATTTCGTCATCTATCTTGAAGATGTCGCCGAACATTTTGAAGCGCATCGGGGTCTTGCAGTTCAGGCTCTCTATCATCCAGTTCATAATCCGCTCCATGCTACCATATATGAACTTAGCATAAGAAGCCGCAAGCCAAGCTGAAAGCTGCGCCACGCCGACCTTTGGGTCGTTTGTGGTTGGAATGAGAGAGGGGAGACCCGCTTTAAGAATCTGGTCTGAATATGCCGTCGAGCTTATGTCCGTGTTCGCAACGGTGTCAGAAATCGTCTGAAGCTTCAAGTCTTTCGCAGGCGCAAGGTAAAGCCCTATGCCGCTCGTGTTGTTCTTATTGAGCATCTGATACCACAGATACTCAAAAAGCTTCCTCGTCGTGTCAGAGACTCTTATAGGGTCGTTATCCGTTGCGCTCTTCGGGTCATAAGTTTCAAGCGAGCCAGTCAGCACAGACGTCAACGGATTAAGGATTATTTCGAGCTGTGCCGCCTCGTAATTAGGTATCTGCGTCAGTGACACGAACATGCCGGTGTTCGGCGGGATAACGAGGGGAGTGGTATCATCTACCTCGATGGTGAAAACCCTGTCGGCAGGGAGCGTTACCCAGTAGAAATACTGCCGCCCTACGGCTACCCATTCGGGATTTCCTATTGTCTCATTCGCGTGAATGGCTTTGAATTTGTCTGTGTCGATGGTGTTATAGACGTATTTCCCCGGCGTTTTTACGACAACCTCATCGAAAATCCGCATATACGGCTCGAAAAGGTCACCGAACTGACGCCAGTCATTGCCCGGCCGCATGAAGTAAAACAGGTTAAATGCCACTGTGTATTTGCCGGGGCCGTTGTTGTAACCTACGATTTTGCACCAGTCCATCGGGAGTTCCTGCAAGAAAGCGTAGTTTATTTTGTTGTGGCTTTTGTCGACCGAAATCCGCGGTGTGACAAACACTTTGCCATATTTCATGCACAGGCCGCACAGCTCATGGGCTTTTTCTTTTACACCCACTGTCTGAACGAGCCGCTGTGCCAGCAGCATGTCGCGCAATTTATCCTTTTTGCTTACCTCTGCATCGGTGTACGTGGGATATACGTACCATGAATAGGTAAGCGTATCGGGATAGGTCTTGAGAATCAGATCGTAAGTCTTGGTGCTATACGCAAGCGACGCTGACACCGCTCTCAGGCTCTTTTCACTGCCGTCCGGGTTCTGCACCATTGTGCTTATCTGATCTTTGGTGAACTCGGCAGGGCGCGTGTTTATGCCCTTTACGCGGGTGTTCTGTATCTGCGGCCAGTTATTCAGAAATCCAAGCCCACCGGCAGCGGAGAAAGCGGTGAAATAGTCGCTCATTCCCATGCCGCCGTACATGCTGTTGGCTTTCTGCAATATCTCTCCGAGTGCCTTATAACTCGTTGTTGCCGGAGCTTCCATCGGCCCCATCTGCTGTATTTCCAATGTCCGCTCCACCTTTCTGCATTTTATCGAGCTCTGCGAAGAAGCGCTTCTCAAAGTCCTTCATGTAATCGTCAAGATCTTTGCGGTATTTTAGTTCTTCCTCGCATCGGACCGCGTTACTTTCGCTCCATATCCACAGCCAATCGGACTGTGCCAGGAGGTATTCGAGGTCAGGCGTGACCTCTATCGCGCCATTTGGCTTATCGGAAGAAATTATCAGTATATGGTCTGCGTCCGAGTAGAAATGGCTGAATGTTTCCTGCAATTTCAGGTTCTTATCAGTCGTGGGAAGCGCCCACAGCTTGTTTTTCGTAATATCCATCAAACTATTGCTCCTCGGCCAAGGCGTCTGACGCTCCGCGTCCTCACCGGCGCGTATGTTATCTCACTGTCGAGATGTTCAGCCGCTTCCTGATAGCTGCTCTTGCGCCGGTTCTGCGACGCTACGAAAGCATCCTCGTCAAGCTTTATCGGCCTCGCGGCGTACATCATTGCCGACCACAAGTCCTTGTTGATGTGCTTGTTTATCTCTTCCTGCGTCCAACCGCTGCCGGTTTTCTTTCGGCGCAGGTTAGCTATTTGGTCGCACAGTTCCTTGGTCTTGATGTACGGATGCTGGATTTTGACATCCTGCGTATCATCCTTGATGTTGTGTGCCATTTTATAAGCCCGTGTACCCTCGTGTACGTTGGTTATGAGCAATCCCACATTGCCATGTTCAAACTCTCGTGTGAGGTAGTCGAGCATGTCGATGTTGGGGTCTGCGCCACTGCGCCCCGGTGTTGCATAAAGTGAATAAATACACGGTTTTGCGTTTTTCTGAACCAAATCGAGGTATCGGTCGTCATTGTTGACCGTACAGAGGGGCGGAAGCCCATCTCCAAGGTCTCTATGGAGCTGCTGCACAACAGCCTCACCGAACTGCCATGAGTCAATAACGATGATTGGTTCAGGCGCTCCCTCAAGACGGTACTGCGCCCAACGGTTCTTTATTCTCCGCGCCTGCCGCTCCGCATCAAGCGGGGGAAGGTCGGTCAAATAAACACAGTCTTTCTTAAAACTGGTACTCCTGCGCTGCTCGTAGGTTTTCAACACTACCTCGGCGCACATTGCATTGCCGTTCCTCTGCCGGTACGAGACGTCGTAGCCTATGTAGTACCGCACGTTCGGGTCGCCGCAATGCCTGTCCTCCATAATGGTCAGCGTCTTAGCATCCTGTACGTACTGATCTCGAAGAAGGGGATTGTCCACACTGCCGGTGCATTTAGATTCGCACTCGCGCATGAACTCTTCTTTCGTCAGCGTGTCTCGCAGCCCGTCATAGTATTCAAACGGTCTTACATGACACAAAACCGGAACTTGCCAAGGAATAGCACAGGCAAAAGCGCTCTCACCGTCAGCCATTTTCTTGCGCGCCTTGATGTAAACGCTGTAGGCGGGGTTCTCTTTCGAGCTTGCCGACGTAATGTATATCTCGGCAAGGTCTTGGTGAGACGGATCCGGAACGCCGTCAATCAGGTGCTGCAAACGGTTTGTTGCCTTGACCACCTGATTGAAGTCTGACCAGTTGAATGGAACTGAGCCGTCCTCCTGACCACACTCTTCGCCTATGACACAGTGGGTATTGCGTCCTCGGTCTATTGCGACTTCGACTGCGCTGCCCTCTGCCGTGCTTATCTTGAAGGTGTCCGACGAATCATTGTTAACGTTCCAGTGCTTCGCCAAATACGGGTAGTTGTACTGATATTCGTGCCACGCCTCCGACGCGATCTTTGCTGTCTGCTTATTAGAGGGGCCATAGTACGCTGTGACTTCACCGGGGTATAAGATGCCTTTATTGCTTACCGAACTTATCACGGCGCTGGTTTTGGTTGTTCCGCGCGAACCTATGATGTCCACCATGCGGTAACGTACCATTGCTCGCCGCATTATGCGGCCTACCAGACTGTTGTGATATTTGCAGTTCGGATTCTCTGTGATATCTTCCAGATAATCAGGATAATACCGGAAAAACGATATCAGGAGCGCCCACCATTCGTCGGTGAAGTCATCGTAGTTGACGCCCTGTCGGGTCTGCTTCTTGATGAAGCCGCCGCTTCTGCGGCTGTAAACGTAGTCTTTCCTCATTTTGCATCACCGCGGACAAGGTCGAGCTTGCGGTAAATCTCTTTTTCGACCTCGTCGGGCTCTTGCATGAACTCGCCCAGCTCGTCATCAAGCCGGAGCGAGGGCGGCAGGCTGGCCACCTCTGCGCGTCCCTCGTTCCACGCGCTTGTGTTGTAAATTGCGAGGAGAATCTGCTCCGCCGCGTCTTTTGTCATCTGATACTCAGGATGGAGTTTTGCCAGCAGTTCCGGGAATGGCAGTCCAAGCAGCCCCTTGGCTTCGAGTGCCCTCACTATGCCGTCAAGCTTTTCAAGGTCTTGCGGCAGCTCGTCCTTTTTGCGGAGCTGTTCGTTTTCCATCTCGCTTTTTATCAGGTCGCCCAGCAGTTTTGCTTTCTGCGGGTCGCCGTTGTAAAAGTAATAATCCTGTTCAAGTGTCCAACGGGATATCTTCTCTATCGCCATCTGCGTTTGGGGGCCTATTGCGGGGCGACCATCTGCTATGGCCGAGTAAATGCGGTCAAGCTTGTCGTAATCTTCCTGAGTGTAAGGGTGATCCGTGGGTCCTTTGCCCCATTTCTTCTCCTGCGCTACACGCCCCTCAACGTAATCCTCGGCGCAGAGCATTTCATCGTCGACATACAGCGTCTCGGATTTGCCGTCAAAGGCTTTCTTGATATCAGTTACGCCGTCGACGAACTGCACGAATCTCTCACCCTTGTGGTAGCCTTTCTGACACAGGATCACCGTGTATGCTGCCCACGGATTTGTTTTGTCATTCTGGAGCTTCTGCGCTGCCTTAAAGAGATCGGGCATATACGGCATGTTGAACTCTGCCGCGCAAAGGAACATTGCAAGCTTGTAGCCTACTGTTGCTGCCCTCTGGTCGTAAACCTTGGGCTGGCACTTGATGCAGTAGGGGGAGTAACGCTTTCCGAAGCGTTCGGGCAGCGTCCATGCGTTTGTATCGTTCAGCTCTTTGTCGCATAAACAGCACCGCTGCACGACTGTATTGTCCGCCATGGCGCGCCCTCCTCTCCTGCAAATCAAAAACAGGCAGAGCCGCCCACGCTATATCTATCTTGAGCACTCTGCCTGAAATTTTCTACGTTCTCTTGTATGGTATGACGGAAAGGGAACTTTGGCAACAGAGTCTAAACTTTTTCTTCTTCACCAATCCTTTTATCCCGTCGTTTCCTGCGTTGAGTTTTGATTTTATCGGAATTTTTGCGCCAATACTCGGCTTGATACTTGCGCATGTACTCTCGGCGCTTAAATGCCGTGTACTCTTCCGGTGTCACAAAATCACCTCCGCCGCTCGATTGTGTCGATGAAGTAGCCCTTGTCTGCCATGAGTTTCCGCTTTATGGCAAAAGTCTTTGTACTGGTACCTTTTCGTCCGCCGCCCTTGGTGTCCACAATACGGGTTGTCCAGTTCCCGTCCTCACGAAGCTCCTCGAAAACGAAGTCCGCAAAGTAGGCTATTCGCGGTATGCGTTCCCCGGTCTCGCCGTCCGTGTATGCCGGTTTCAGTAAATATTCCACCTGCAAGCGGATTTTTCGTACCTGTCCAAGCTTCTCCCGCAGAACCAGTTCGTCGTAATATGCCGCTTCGGTCTTGCTGCCGAACTTGATGCACTCTCCGTTTGACAAAAGTCGCTCGGTCGGCTGATTGTTGTACTTCCGCTTGGGCTTTTTCTTCTGCCAGTTCGCGGTGATATCTTGACTGAGTTGACGAAAAGCGTCTGCGTCTTTTTCAAGAGCTGCCCCTGCGCTCTTGCTTGCCTCGGCGATCCCTGACGCAAGTCGTCTTTTGGTTTGGGCTGCCCGCTCCCTTGCAAGCTGACTTTCCACACGCTGCCGTAGCGCGGGAGGCATGTCCTCAAGGCTGTCATATCTCATGTTTGTGCTTCCTTTGTGCATCAAACCACTCGTTGTACTTTGCGTACCGCTTCTGACCGTCAAGTAGATCGTCTCGGCATAACCTCGTCGCAAAGGCATCCCACCAGCCGCAGGGGTACATTTCGGGGCAAAAGCCGCGATACACGCAGTTAGGGACTAGTACACTTGCAATCTCCGGTTCTTGCTTATACAAAGTTTCTTTGAAGTCCTCGGCATATCTCTGCGTCTCTGGTGCAGCCTGACGGCACAGGCGTTTTCTCCAAGTATCTATCAGGCTCTGCACATTCGCATCTCCGATGAAGTCCACGGGCACGTTCTGCGGGGCTTGGTTGCGGTCGTATTCTTTCTGGCGGTCATTGCGCTGTGAATTTACCCTGCTTTCCCAATGATGCGTTTTCCAGTGCATCGCCACCCAATACGGGATGTAATTCCAGCGGAACTTCACTGTAATGTCGCGGATAGGGGAGTGCTCGGCCATGAGTATGCGCCGTTTGAAGTCAGCGGAAGGCTCTTTACCGAGTGGCGGCTTCTTCACCGTCGCACGACAGTCGTTGACGACCTCCTCCCAATCCCCCTTGATTTTGAGAATTTCAGTGCTGCCCATTTTCAGCCCTCCAAGGTATATCGCACATATCCGGACGCTTGAGCTTCATTTCAAGCGCCCATAGGAGATTCCAGACGGCGGCGGTAAGATGCGGCTCGTCGTCCCAACCGTCGAAGAACTTTGCCAAATGCCTTGCTCCGGAGTCACAAAGCGATGAAAGGGGGATGCCGCGATCAACGTTGTGCTCGCCGTATTTCAAAGCCCCCTGTTCACAGTGCTTTGAGACTTCCATGATTGCCGCCCAAGGCAGAAGATCCATTTTACCTTTTCCGGTGTGCATATCGCGCACAGCGCCGGTTCCAAACTCTGTTCTTTCGCCGCTGTCCTTAATTTCCATCGGTTTCACCGCCTTTCTGCGCAGCTTCTATGCCCGCTACCAGCGCCTTTGTCAGCATCAACATGACTTCTGCTGGCTCGCCTACATCGTTTTCGATGAAACTCCTGTACATGTTTGCGGTCAGAGTGCCGTACTGTGTAAGAAGGTCAGTTGACCCGCCGTGTATCAGTATTTCAAAGTCATCAGTTACTCTGAGCATTGTTTATCCCTCCTGATTGAAAAAATCAACAGCCTTGCCAAGCTGCTGGAAATAATAGCTTTTGCCTTTCTTCACTACCTCATAGTCCCCAAGGCTCACCTCCTCGTGATGTTCGATTGTCCAGTACAGGGCACGGCCATTCTCTCGGAAAAGAGGGTATTGTGTCCTCACTCCCTCGAACATCCGCATTGAGCACTGAGGTGGGTATTCTGTTTCGACCATCGCGCCCCTCACTTTGCGTTAAAGGCCGCTTGTGACCGCTTTGACAGCGTTCGGACTTCAGACATGTAAATTCATTGTCAAGCGTCCAAAACGCTGCTGTACGACTTCCTGTGGCCTCTGGCGACTATCTGCGTCTCTTTGTAGTGCTCGCTCTGCGAATTTTCGTCCCGTCGGGCATAATGAAGAAGTCAGCGTCGACCGGCGCGAGGTGTTCGGGCTTGCGCGGGGTATACTTTCTCTCGTCCAGGGCTTCGACCTTTTCTTTGTCAGCCCAAGCGGACTCTTCAACGAGCTCTTTCATTTTCTCGAAACGTTCCTCAACGATACTGACGTAGATGGACATGATCGCCAGCATCGCAAATACGAGAACCACGGTCGCTATGCAAATATCATAAACACTCATCGCCCGCTGCTCCCGAAGCCTTTGCTTCCACGCTCGGTGCCCTCAAGCTCATCCACAAGCTCGATTACCGGGTTGATGATCGGCGTAAGAACCAACTGCGTGATCTTATCGCCGTTCTTGACTTCGTAGCCGTGGCTGCCGTGGTTATAGAGCTTCACCTGTATACTTCCGGTGTAGCCGCAGTCCACAACCCCATCGCTGGTGATGTCATATTTGATGTTGAGCCCGCTCTTACTCTTAAGCATCCCTGCGTAGCCCTCCGGTATCTCCACATGGACACCGGTGTCTATCACGACGCTGGAATAGGGTGGTATGTATACAAGCTTCGGGGACTTGAGGTCAAGCCCCGCATCGGTGGCATGTGCTCTCACAGGCACATAAGCACCGGGGTCAAGTGTGATCTTCATTCTTCTTCCTCCTCATGCCGGTTATCTGGCCAGCCTTCAATTTTCTCGTCATCATCGTTGCCGCAGATATCGTCCTGCATCCATGGCGGGTACCCTGTGCGCTCCATACTGCGCACTATGGGGTCATCCGGTATCAAAACCATCAGTCATCATCCTCCCATTTCCCACGGCGACGCGGGGGAGTGGTCTTTGACCAAACCTCCTCGTCGGCTCGCATTTCCACGAACCGCATCTGATCGCCGACGAACCGCATCTGCACGGCTCCGCATCGGCCTTGCCGGTTCTTCGCTACGGCGACGCCCTTTATGCCCTGCTCGACGTCAATGTTCCACAGGAAAATGACCTTGTTAGCGTTCTGCTCAAGCTCACCGCTGTCGCGGAGTGCCGCAAGAGTAGGTCTGTCCGTGTCGGAAACGCTTCGGTTGAGCTGTGAAAGGACGATGATGGGGATGTTAAGCTCCATCGCCAAAAGCTTCAGCTCTCGGCTGATTGCCCCGACCTCAAGGTTTCGACTGTCATATTTGCCCTCGCTCTTCATCAGCGTCATGAAGTCGATTATTATCAGCCCCAAGTTTTTCGTCGTCCGAGCTTCGGCGCGTATCTTGCTGGTGGTAACACCGGGATCGTCGTTGATTATGAGGGGCAGGTCGTATAGATACTGACATGCTTCCGAGAGGCGTTTCCACGCCTGCTCGTCGAGGTCGTGATCGGTGATTCTGTCGAGCTGTACCCCGGATGCTCCGGAGATGATGCGTTCGCCCAACTCCTCGTCGCTCATTTCGAGCGAGTAGAGCAGCACGGACTTTCCGGTTCTCGCCACATTCATGGCTACGCATTGTGCCCAAATACTCTTTCCCGCTGCCGGTCGAGCTGCCACTATCACAAGGTTTCCAGCTCTCATGCCTTTAAGCAGAGCATCCACTCTTGTGAAGCCGGTTTCAACTCGGTTTGCCGGGGGAGCCGACAAGGAGTCCATGAGTTTGTTCAGCGTCTGCGCCATTGTGTGGCTTCGCCCAAGCGTGCCGCTAATGTAGTCTTGACAAACCCCGGCAATTTCCGTGACCTGTTCGTCTCCCTTGTATGTAGAAAGAATTTCATCTACCGCCGTCCTAAACATGCGCGCCTTCGCTTGAGCATGTATGTATTCGGCATGTCCCTCAGCGGCAGTGCCAGACGGGCACACTGCCATGCAGTCAGCAATGAATTTTGTGGGATCGTCTGTATCGTGGACAATTTCGTCTCGCGCCATAACCGGGTCGAGTATCTTGCCATCGCGATATGCCTTGACCGCTGCTGCATACAATTTTGCACAAAGAGGATTCATAAAATCCTTAGGTTGCAAGATACATGCAATTTTGTCCATGATTTGGGGGTAAAGGAGATATGCGCCAGTAACAGAAAACTCGGTGCCCTGATTGTACTCAACGGCATACTGGAGAGTTCTTTCATCGTTTGTCATTTTTTCGGTTTTCCTCCGTCATCTCAATCAGCAGCCGGTCGTACTTCTCCCTGAATTTCTTACCCGAGAGAATGTTCTTCCGCCAGAAGGCGTTTTTCTGTGAGAAGCGAAGCACATCGGAAATATCGTCCCAACTGCGCTTATCTATCCTGTTGCACTTGTCGAAGTCCGCTGCCCAACGCTGCAGGTCTGTCTCCTCGGGGGGCTTCAAGTCGGGATAATGCTTTTCTTTCTGGCGGGCAAGAAAGCTTGCGGCTTGGTAAGCATCAGAATCCTTGTCGAAAACTTTCTCTTCCTTTTTGTGGCGCGCGTCAGTGCCGCTTGCGGGGCTGACATCTGGTGGAGCATCGCCATCGTCGGAAGAGGCCTTTTTCTTTTGCTTGTTTTCTTTTTGAGAGTTATTATCTATCTCTATATCTTCTTCTCTTTCTTCTTCTGCAGCGTTACTGTCCGTTACTGTAACGTTACTGTAACGCCCCGAAACAGAATCCCACCTAACATGTTTCATCAGTTTGGGATTGCTTCTGACGCGATCATGGTCCACTCCTTCGTAAGAGTAATAGAACGAATCATTAAGGAAATCGACCAAACTCTTGTCCTTTTTGCTGCTATTGCAGCTTTTGCAACACGGAACAATGTTACTTTCGTCATCACTTCCGTTTTTGCTTCTGGGAATTATGTGGTCTATTGTGTCTGCGGCTTTCCCACAATAGGCACAAGTGCTACCTTCCAGAAGCAACAATTGTTTTTTTCGCGCTCTGTGATCGGCAACACGTTTTTTTGTCTGCTCCCTGATTCTATCCAAGCCCTCAATGTTCTGGTGTTCTTCCCAGCCGGAGATGAAAAGCATGTCTTCGTTTCTGCTTATCATGTTCAGCCGTTCCAGCGCTTCCAAGGCGAGCTGAATAGTACTCAATTCAAAACCAAGCTCGTCGGAAAGCATTTTGGGCGTATATGGGATGTTTTCTGTGAGGAAAATCATGCCTCCCGCGTTGCAGCGCCCTGCCATTGTGAGCAGCATGACCCATATCAGCACAATGCTATTGCCATCGGGAAGCTTGCGCAGATGCTTGATCTTCCTGTTGTCAAACATATCTGTGGTTATTTTGACCCACTCAACGTTTTTCGCCATAAAGCCCTCCTCAGTCATCAATACCGACGTGCTGTGCCCAATGGCGGATGAATACGCCGCTTTCGCCAAGACTGGTGATGAAGTCAGCGGAGATCAGCTCTTCCAGATCAAGACTGTCTGCACATACCTTGTTGAGCACTGCTGCCGGATCATGCACAACGCCCTCATCATCTGCGGCAAAGCAGAGATGAAAATAAAGCGCCTGTGCATTTGGTGTGAGGCGGCTGAAAGAATACCGCCCCACGACCTCATTTGAGATTGTTGTCCTGTCTCTCATGTGCTACCTCGCATCAGAAAGGCAGGTCGTCCCCATCGCCATCCAGTTCCTCAAACGTCTGCTTCGGCGCAGGATTGGAGTTGGAAGAATATGCAGATTCGTCTTTTGATGAGGGCTGCTCTTTCGGCTTACCCTCGGACTTCTCGGAGCGCTTGTCACCGGCGAAATAGATGTTCTCGACGTTGACATTCGGGGAAGTCCTCTTGTTGCCGTCGCGGTCAGTGTAGTTCTGTATCTGCAAGCTGCCGCAAAGGGTAGCCATGCTGCCTTTGGAAAAATACTTGGAGATGAAATCAGCCGTGCCGTTCCAAGCGGTACAGTTGATGAAGTCGGTTTCTTTCTGCTGCCCCTGCGGCGCGAAATCACGATCTACGGCCAGCGTGAATGACACAACAGATTTGCCGCTCTGCGTTGTGCGAATTTCGGGGTCTCTGACGAAACGCCCCTGAAGCAATACTTTGTTAAGCATAGATTTTTTCCTACCATTCCTTGTGGCGTAATGCCCATTCCCGGCGCTCGGCGCGGAGTTTGGGACATGAATAATAATGCGGAAGACTCGCATATTTTGCTTTCTTTCCGAACGGAACTTTGAGAGAAACGTGCTCCCAAATCTCGCCCTTTAGGACGACCTTGTACCGCCCCTTTTGGTTCTCCGGAACCCAGAATAAAACCGGTTCCTCGTCGCAAGGGGAGTATGTGCCGTCCCATAAGCGCACCCACCTTATGGATGCTCCGCAAAGAGGGCAGAGAAACCAACTGGCGCGGCGCTTATGAACGACCCAACAACGATCCCTTTCATTCAGGAAGGAACTCTGCGGCGGCATCGTCCTCGCGCTCCTCTCGAAATTCGGGCATGAGTGAGTAATAAGGTCTGATCCCCCAGAGCTTTTTAGTTGCGCGGCAGTAATCACAGTACCCGCAACGCTTGGGCTTCGCGCGCCCCTCTTTTATCATCTGGATCATGGGCAAGCGCTTGGCGATTTTCTCAAGCTCATAGTCATACCGTTGCCGGTGGTTGAGACTGAGCACGTCCTTATCAGGCGGGTCTTGCTTTGAGATAGCTATGATGATGAATTGTGGATCTTCCTTGCTCCCTGCGTACTGCTTTTCAATCTCGCTGTACACAGCGGCGCGCATCATGTAGCCATAGGCATCTATGAACGTCACCTTTTCGTGAAGTTCATCGCTCCATTTAAGCTCTCCGATGTTTGCCACGGTCTTGTAGTCGATAATCATGCGCCCGTCAGGAACGTACTTGTCGAGTCTGATGCGCCACGGAACTCCGAAAAGCTTGCCGTGCATTATCATTTCATTTTCACCCGGCAGACCGACAAGAGACTGTATCAACTCGTCATTTTCAGCGGTCTGTATCATCTTGTCGGCCTGCTCATAGGGAGCATATTTGCCGGTAATGACCATCTGGTCGGGCGCGCCACCCTTGCCTTTGATGGTCTTGGTCTTGAATATCTTGTCGAAATGCTCGTTGCAGAACTGATCGTGCGCTTCTGGGGATTCAAAGTGCGTGTGGAAGTAATTGCCAACAAGAAAGGCTTCTTTCTCCTCAGGCTGCCAGCGCCCCTGCAGGATAGCCAGTTCCCGCGCCTCGCACTCATTCCATGCCTGATATTGGGAGCACGACATGTACTCCCAATCAACCTCAGGCGTGTAATAATTATCACGCGTCAGTTCCACTGTTCTTCTCCCTGCTCTTCGCAAGCTTCTTGTTGAGGGCTTCCAGCGCGTTTTCCTCGTCCGTAGAGGGAAGAGCCGCATCGGAAGCAGAAGCGATTCCAAAGGCGTCTGTGGCCTTTACAAAGCCGTCCTTGATGGCGGAATACAGATGGCGGAGCTTCACAATGTCGTTGTTGCTGAGTTTGGCGATGTCCTTGTTGAGCTTGGCGCTGATCTGCTCCGGTGTGATACCGAAGCCAGCAAAAGCGTTGACGGTCTTTTCGATGATCTCCTCCAAACTCTCTCCACTCTTGGAAAGAGAGTCGGAAAGCGTCTTGTCGCACTCTTCAAGCGCCGCATCGACGTACCAGCCGGGCATGACGGCCAGCAGACAGGCTCTTTTACGCCTTGCACCCTTGTTGGCGACCATTTCATAGATATCGCGTTCGTCGGTCAGACGGTAGCTGCCTTTCTTGGTCGAGCGCTCATGCTTCACAGAGAAAGTCTTTTCGTCGGAAGCATTCGTCTCTAAGTCCCATGCAAAGCACTTTATGGTCGTCGTGTCGCCCTGTACATCCACCTCGGTGATCCCGGACATGATATTGCCCCAGTGGCGCGCGAGAACTTCCACCAGACGGATAGAGGGACCTCTGACAACGCTGTCGCCGCGCGGGAACTCGTACTGCGCCGCTTCCGCAAGGTCTTTTCTCTGGCACTCGCGGAGAACGTTCTGGAGGGACATTTCAGGATCGCGGGGAAACTGACGGGCGAGGTACATCTTGCCCTTGATTTCGGAAAGCTCCTTGCTTTCCTGATAGACGCTCATCTGAGTAGCAGGGGAGCGAGACATGAGAGATTCGTTCATAGCGTGATTTTCCTCCTAAATTACTTTTTGACCTGATAGTCGCCGAGAAGCTTCTGAAATTCTTCTTTCTGCATAGCGGTCAGTTTGTTGTCCGCGTCCAGGACTTTCAGAGCATCATAAAGCTTCTGCTTCAGCTCGGCGATACGGTCATTTGCGAGACCGAGTTTATGCGACGCAATGGCGTTTTTCTCAACGAGGTCGCGGTACTCTGAAAGGGTGATCTCCACCCTCATCATGGACTGTCCAGCGACCTGCTGATCGGCATCGGCGTGCATACCGGTGTCGTGTTCGATGATTCCGCTGTAATATCCCATTTTTATCCTCCTATTTTTTCTTATTGCTTGTCCGCTTGTTTTTGCGGATCAAAGGTTTACGATTGCGCTTGGGCCTTTGCGGGGCAGTTGTGACGGTATATGTAGGATCGTAAGGAACCTGCTTGTCGCAGTGCGTGATCTTAAAGCTTTGGCTGTTCATTCCCTTATAGCAGGTGGAACACACGCGCCCGATAGGGCACTTCTTGGTGCAGAGATTTTCGCAGTAGAAGCATTTGCATTGATGACACGCACCCATTACTGAGCCTCCTTTCTTGCTTTTGCGCGCTTGCTGCGGGATGCAATGCAGTTCCAGCACTCTGGGCAGGTGCAGTTAAGGCAGCGGTCTATGACCTCTTGAGGCTCCGTCAGGCGCGTCGTGACAGTGGCGATTGCGTCGATGGATTTCCACGGCATTACGGCACTTGCGGCAATTTTTACGTAGCTGCCTTGGGGGATAGTGGCGACGATCATCATAAGTCCCTTACCTCCACCAGCCTGTGAGCAATGTCAGAGGCCATCCACATGCTTCGGCCATTTATGGAATAGCTTGTCACGCCATTAAGGAAACGCCTGGCAGTTCTACAATCCTTGACGCCGAGAAAGCTTTGAACCGTAGCCAGATTCATCATTCCACCGTAGTTCTTGCGTATCTCTTCGGCGATTACATCTTCAGCGGGATCCCGCATCAACTTTGACCTTGGCATTGCGCAGCCTCCTTTCCTCGCGCGTTCTCATGTCCTTGCAAATCTGCCTCGGCGTGCGGCAGCCGCCGTATCGCCTTACACTTTCAGACATCTCGAATTGATATTTAGACAGCAGCCGCTCTTTCTGACGTGCGGCGCGGTCATGCTCATTAAGGAACTCTTGGTACTCCTTCATGCGCTTGCATGTACCCTGACAGCCGAGTGAACGTTCCGGACATTCATTGCCGTGCGCGTCCTTGCACGGCGGCATACGGAAAGCCATATTCAATACCCCGCTTCCTGCCATGCACGTTCGCTGTCGTGATGGCGTCTCTCTTCTTCGACGACTATTCGATTGAGGAGGGCAATCACGCCCCATGTAACCAAGACAACGAGAATGAAAACCGATGCGATGCTGTCCATTTGATATTCACTCCTCAGAGTAGATTTTTGATTGTGGTCAGTTACTTTCCCTTTCCGCAGTAACGATTGACGAAGTAGTTCTGACCTTTGCCTGTCACTAACGTCGTGCGCGTCGTGAAACTGCCGTTCGGGGTGACATGCACATTTTCCTTGATGGTGAACAGCCCCATTTCAAGAGCGCGCTGCGTCGGCATGTTTCTGTCGCTGCCGGACTTTATGAGGAAGCCCTCTCTGCGCAGCGTCTCGAAGAATCGCTGCTCGCCGGTGTCATAGCCGTTCTGCCTGAGGATTTTTGCCATTACGCCGATCAGAATGGAGTCATCAGCGGCGGTTACGGCATAACCAAGATTGGTGGCGGGAGCGTCCTCTTCAATTTTAGATTCGAGCAGGGACACGCGGCTGATTGCCTCGTCGAGCCGTGCCTGCAAAATCTGATGGGCGCGAGCAACTATCATTTCCGGGGTGTTCCATGCTTCCTCTACCTTGATGAAATACTGCCTGCATTCCTTGCCTTTTTCGGTGCGCTGGAGCATACAGATTTCTTTCGCCATGGGAATGGTGAGATAGTGGTCAAGCATCCTGCCGCCGTTTTCTAAGTTCTTAGAAAACGTGGTGTAGTCTGCATTTTCGGTGAAGCCATATGCGCACATATTTTTGAACCAGTCAGCATACTTTGACTTGACTTCCAGTGCGTCGTGTAGGTCACGTCCAAGAACCGTAGGACGGTCGGGATTGCTGGTGTTGATTTTGATTAACTCGTTCATTTACTGTCCTCCCAGCCGAGAAGTCGAGACGGAGTAGTTTCCAAAGCGGAGGCCAACGCTTCAATCCGCTCGTACGGGATGTTCTTGACAATCCCTTTTTCATACTTATAGATAGTCTGTGGCCTGATGCCTGCGGCCTTTGCAAGAGCTTCCTGCGTGAGGCCTTTTCTTTTTCTAAGAGTGCGCAAATTTTTGTCGAGCATTGGTTCCCCTTTTCCGATTCATTCCAAAGAAAGAATCTCGCGTATGGCTGCAACTATTTTGGGCGCATTACGCTTTCCCTTGTAAATACGGTCAAGATAACCACTATCGACGTAAAGTCCAGTTCGAGCAGTGATTTCTCCGCATAGCCATGTCTGCGTTTTGCCCATCTCGATAAGCCGAATTTTCACAGCCTTATCAAAGGGATATTTCATGTTGGTTTCGTCCACCTCCAAAAAATTATCTTGACAGTACGCAAACAAGCACTTATAATATCAAGTACCAGAAGATAGAATAAGTTCGCAATTGCGTACCGCATGGTTGCATAATACTACCCTGCGGCGTACTTGTCAACCAATAAAATACGCAGTTGCGAACTTTCGGCGTGTTGCATATTTTTTAGGAGCTGTTTTTGGTGAATATGTATGAAAAGCTAAAGTCGCTTTGCGATATGAAAGGCGTAAAACCAGCGGAAGTTTGCAATTCGATTGGTGCAAGTAAATCGCTTTTCACTGATTTGAAAACGGGGCGGAAATCCAGCGTTAGCCTTGAAACGGCGGGGAGATTAGCTGCATATTTCGGCGTTAGTGTTGATGATATTTTAGGCGTTGTTCAGCTCTCGGAAGAAGAGCAAGGAGTACTTTTTAACATTTTTGATACCGCCTGCAATAGCGCCGGGATGTCACCGGAAATCGTTCAAAAAGAAGCCCCAATTTCCAATAAAAGTAACGTCATTGAGAAACTTGGTTTAGGTCGTATGCCGAGAGTATCTATGGATGACATCTATGCCATTGCTGATGTTCTTGACTGCCGCGCGGAAGTAGAGGAGTTTTTGGACAAAATAAAAAAGCCCACCGCTATTGAAAGCGATGAGCTTTTGCGCCAAACTGATGAAGTTAAAGAGCTATTGAAAAAGATTGAGCCTGAGCAGCGGGAGTCTGTTCTTCAGATGCTGCGCACTTTCGCAGCAGAGAAATAAATTCTTCTCGGCGTTCTGGCTCAATCTCGCGAAACAACATGAGGACTTCTTCCTCAAACTCGTCTTGCCCATAATCAACCAATACCTTACCTCCCGTCGTTTTATTTATTGCGTATGTATTTTAGTACTTAATTAAGTAACCAGCAATAGCAAAACGTAATAATTCAAAAACTTTAAGCATTTTCCGAGAACGCCCGTGGGGCGAATGTCCGTATCGCAGATATTCCATCCAGCAGAATCCACAAAATTAAATACAGAGGGACTTTTCTGTTTACTTTCGCATAGGATGTGGTATAATAATCTTGCAAGCGGGTGACCGCTTGCCACGACAAAGAACTTTGTTCCGCGTCTGCGCCATCTGACTGCCGCCTGTCGTCAGGCGACTAACAAATATGCGACCTGCTTATAATTGCCCCCTGCCGATCGGGGACTTATAAATTGTCGGCTTGAAAAGCTGCCCTCTGCTTCATTGCGGAGGGCGGTTTTGCGTTGTGGGAGAAATAGCATGATAAAAACACACGGACTTTACATACTATCGGATGACTATTTTGAAAAATACGGGCAGTCCGAAATGATGAGCAACAAGTACGAAAACCGCCCATATTACTTGGCAATAGAGGGAGCAAACGGAATAATATGGCTCGTGCCATTAAGTTCTAAAGTTGAAAAATATAGGTTGTCTATCGCAGCCGACGAGAAAAAGTACGGGAAAGGGAAATGCATCTTCCATTACATTGCGAGGGTAAAGGGAAAAGATAGTGCATTCCTTATCGGAGACGCGATCCCTGTTATAGAAAAATACTTATTGCGGCCTTTTACGGTGAATGGTTCGCCGTTTGTGGTGGAAGATGAGAAAGACATTAAGGCCATTCAGAGCAAATTATCTCGGTATCTGGCACTTGTGCGCAACGGAAGGTTGAAGCCGTATGCGGATATACTCGATATAGAAAAATCACTTCTTAAAGAACTGACGTTATTTTGAAAAACGCTCCGGCATTGGTTGCCGCCTCCGCCGGAGCTTGCAGCAGATAGAACATTGCACCGGTATCTGCTACGCTTTCGATGGTAGCAGAAGTTATCTTCAAAGTCCATCTCCTAAAAAGAGAATACCTGTTCGATTCGGAGAAGTCAGTCGAAAAGAGTCGAAGCAGGAGTTCTTTCTTTTGGAGAAAATTTGTCTGGAGGGGAGAATTGTGACATCGTACCAGCGATTGCAGCAGTTTTTTGATGATTTCACCGCAAAGATCAAAAATGCTCGCGCGGAACAGGGATTGACAAATCAGGCGTTGTCTGATCAGTCAGGCGTATCCTATTCGACTGTCTGCAAAATAAGCGCAGACACGCAGGATAACCCGAAGGTATCGGACGCGATAGCGTTGATCGACACGCTTGGGCTGTCCGCGGACGAAGTGTTTGGTTTGCAGCCAGCTTACGAGCGAGAGGTGCTCCTGCAGCGAATCCGCGAACTGACCGCGGAGAACGAGAGACTTGCCAACGGCACCGAGCAACTATCCAATCAGCGCGACCGAGTTCACAAGCTGGAGCTGGAAAATGTTCGGCTTCAAGGCGAGGTAAACCGCCTGAATGCTATTAACGACGGTCTGGTGAGAGAGAAGGGGCGTCTGACCAATGAACTTGCGTCCAGAAAACCGATTATCTATATTTTGCTTTTTCTGGCCGGAATACTCGAAGTCTCGCTGGGGTACTACCTCGTTATGGACTTCCATCTGGGCGACAAGGGGCTTATCCTCTTTGGTCAGCTCAGTATATATGCGGCTGTGCTCTTTCTTGTTTTCATCATCGGGCTTGGTGCAATCGCATGGATAGCCTTGCGCCAGCTAAGAGCATGGCGTAAAGGGTAAAAAATAAAGCTGTTGCACATGCAGCAGCTTTTCCTTTACGGTGATTGGAGGGATGAACAAATGGCAGATGGAAGAATTTCTAAGAGTTTTCGCTATGAAGGCAAAGTCTATAATGTGAAAGGCAGCTCCGAAAAAGAGTGCCTTGAAAAGATAGCCGAGAAGAAAGCCATGCTCAAGCGCGGCGAGTTCAAGCCGAAAGCGATCACCGTTCAGGCATGGGCGGAAACATGGCTTGAAACCTATCTCAAGCCCAAAGTCAGAAAGCCGGGGGCACCCAAGCTGAAAGGATCTATGACGCAGAAATCTTTCAACATGTACGATGAGAAACTTCGCGGATATATTCTTCCGGCAATCGGCAGGAAGAAACTGGCGGACATCCGCGATTCCGATCTGCAAAGAATACTTAATGACCAAGCCGAAACATCCTTTTCCCACGCGTCAAAGGTTCGCATGATACTGAAAGCCATGTTCAAGCAGGCCTATGTTTCCCGGCAGATAATGTATGACCCGTCGCTCGCGCTCAAGCTTCCTGCTGTCACGCGGGGTAAGGGGCGCAGTATTACGGAAGAAGAACGAACTGTACTGCTGGAAGTAGCAAAGACACACCGCTGTGGGCTGCTCGTAAAATTTATGCTATACGAAGGTCTGCGGCCGGGAGAATTGGCTGCTCTCAGGGTAAAGCATCTTGACTTCAAGAAAGGACTTGTTTCTGTGGAGGAGGCGGTGGAATCAGGCTCAGGCGTGATAGGAACACCTAAAACAGACGCTGGTATCAGATATGTGTTTATATCTGAGCAGATAAAAGACGAACTGAAAGCCGCGGTTGAGGGCAAGGATGCGGAAGATTTTGTGTTCCCGCAGACTGACGGCAAATCTATGATGACGGATTCTGCGTTGCAAAATAATTGGCGTAGTTTTGTTCGCCAAATGGACTTGGCAATGGGCGCAGAAACAACGATACATGGGCATATATATGATCCCAAAGACCTCAACAAGGATGGCACCCCGATTTATCCAGATCCGAAAGATAAAAGCGAACCAAGAAATGGTCACAAGATTGCGGATGATTTGGTTGCATACTGTCTCCGACATACGTTCTGTACCGATTTGGTCAATAGCGGAGTCCCCATCGAGGATATAAAGTACCTCATGGGGCATGAAGACATCTCGACCACGGCTAACACCTATTCGCATCCCGGCAAAGAAAGCGCCGAGCGTGCCGCAAAAATCATCCAAGGGAAAAGTAATACAGATACGGGGAAGTAATACAAAGCGTAAGACAAAAAAGAATAAATAAAAAAGAAACTTAGTAATTTCAATGCATTAACGCTCACAAATTTTCGGACTCTGACTCCGTATGCGAGGGTTCAAATCCTTCTCCCGCTGCCATACTTAAAAGCTCTTAAAGTGTCGATTTTCAAGCACTTTAAGAGCTTTTTCTTTTTCAACGCACTATATCGTCAAATGCAAAAAACAGCATTTTGCTGCACTTTAATGTAAGACAAAATGTAAGACAGACAGTGGCGTATTACGCTGCACAGGATGCTCTAAGCATAACAAAAGCACCGCCGGTCAAAGCGGTGCTTTCGTTTGAGAAGGAGGTAACATTATATGGAGTTGAACATCACCCACGTATATGACACTCTTATAATACACAAGGATTATATTTGTGGCAAGACTTCGGGCGAAGCTTTTGTTTAGACTGCATTGCTCTTTTGATGGATCGCATGGCTTACCGATAGCCCAAGTCCATATCGTTCGTTGAGAACCATGAGGTGAGTTACATCGGAGAACACAGAATCATATTCAGACAGAAACTCAGGTGGCACGTCGGCCTTTGGGATCCGCTTATCCAGCCCCATTCGGTTGGCAATCTCTTTTCCGGTTATGGAAGCGGCCTTGCAGTATGTGGCTCGATCAATATCCGGGATTGCGGCGTAAAGGGCTGCATTGCCCCGCTTCTGATTCTCACGCGAAAGCATCTTGAGGGCTTCAATGGCCTCAAGTCCAGCTCCCTTTCGGAGTGCGGGGAGGACTTCGCTCGTAACCCACCGCTTAAAGCGCTTTGCGGAGGGCAATTTACTGGACATAATCAGACTGTATATGCCGCTCTCGTTGATGATGGATAAGGTTTGTATGCCCCCAAGGGTGTCGCATTTTGCGACACCCCTATCCTCTGCATCAACGTGTTTCGCAAGCGCGTCGCGAGGATTGATGTAACCTAAGGCTATAGCCACATCCGCCCCGACAAACCACGGGACACCATCGATTGTTGCGGTTCGGATGTTGCCAAACTCCTCGCTTTCAAATAGTTTGATTTGTATCATTCTGCTTTTCCTCCGTCTCGATTGCTTTTAGAACTGACATGGCCATGGTATGTGTGCCGCAAATCATGTCGAATGCAGCTTCTTTTTCCTTTTGGTTGAAATCGAAGGACATCAGACAGAGTATGTCCGCTATTCTTTCGTGCTCAAGGGCGTATACGATTTCTTTTGTGATTTTCATTTCAAAGCCTCCAATTTTGCATTTGTTATTCGCTGCTCAAATGTCAGCGCCGGTATATAGGTTTTCTTGAACGGTCTTGCGGAAGTTGCTAAAGCCATTGCAAAGCGGCTTTGCCATTCGGGTATTGAGTTGAGCACATAGAAATCGCTGGTGTCTATCAAGTCCGAAAACTGCTTGCACATTTTGTGATATAGCTCGGTATCTCCCGGAAATTCTCGCTCCAAAGAATCGAGGTAATAATAGCAAGCAGCAAGCGCGGCGGGTAGTATCATGAGCTTGTCCAGTGACCTGAATCTGGCTGCGCTTTCAACGTAGAACATGCAAGCTTCGATATATGTCTCCGCTTGACACCGCAGGGAGCCTTCTGCATGCGACAGGGAGCCGGGGGTATACCTTTGGATATGTATCGGCCATTGCGTCTCAGGGACGCGCTGGGCAAACTCAGCGCAAATCATGTTGAATGCCAAATCCTCACACATAGGAAGATTAGGAAAAACAATGCCGTACTTGCGCAGAAACTCCCGCGAATATACGCGCCCATGAATCCACGTCATCTGTGTGCCGCCTACAACCTCAAAATTGCCGTTCTCGGCTTCGCGCATGGTCTTGCCTACCATCATGTCAAAACCGTGATTGATGGCGTTCAGAATCGTTCCTGTGGCGTTTGGGAGAAGAAGATCGTCGGAGTCGAGGAACATGACGTAAGGCGAATCCGAAGCTATCAGTCCGGTATTCCTCGTCGCCCCAACGCCTCTATGTGGCATGAGATAGATATTATACGGACGATCGACGTAATGACGGCCGATAGCCTCTCTCGCTACGTCATCTGCTCCATCAAGTACGAATGTGACGAAAAAATCGTCTTTGGTCTGCAACAACAGACTTTGAAGCGTGGGGATTATGGCTTCCCCGCGATTGTAAATGGGAATGATAATTTCAAGTTCATTTGTCTGCATCTGGCATCCTCCTGTTCCATGCTTCGATTGCTTTTTCTTTGCTGGGCAGCCCAGATACTTTCATCTCCTTTGTGTGGAGGCCATCACCAGCCCTATATCTCCCACAACCGGCATCCCGCCCAAAGTCTGCTCTATCGTAGGTATCGTACATATGGATAACGGTTGCAACTCCACCGCACTCAGGGCAGCGTTTCAATTCAGCCATCATTCTTGTCCTCCATTTCCTGCAAAGCCTTTTCGGCTTCTTCGTCGGCTCTCCAGTGGTACCCAGCGGCTGTCTTCCTGCGCCCTTTGATGCACTCACAGATATGCCCACTATTTGTTCCAACGCTTCTTGCCGCTTGTGCCATACTCTGATAAACGGTTCCGGTTTCACAGCATACCACCGGATGCGAATTTACCTCCGTCATTCTTCGGATATGGTTTTCCCAGCGATATTTCAAAACATCATATTTGTGCCTGATATTTTCGCGAGCCGTGCACCACTCAAGGTTTTCCGCTCTATTGTCCTCGTGGACTCCATTCTTATGGTTTACTTGAGTTTCATTCTCTCCTCTCGGCAAAAACGCGGAAGCTACGATTCTGTGCACTGAAACTCTTTTGTGAGACGGACATAACGTAACATGTGCATATCCCCTCTCGTCCAGCACAGGACGCAGGATAATGTTTGTTGTATCATTTCTGATGTCTCCATTGTTGCTTACAGAATAGCGTTCATGCCCTTCAATCTTTTCCCATTTCAACCGAGCACCCTCCTGCCAATAAATATGCCGCCTCGTCCACTCGCTCAAGTGGAATTCTTTCCTCATAATAGCGGAGCCGCTCCCACACCTGCTTCTGGGTGCAGGAATTGTTATAGGGGCACGGAAGCTCTCGGCACTGTGCTATATCGCAGAAGTTGCCGTCAAAAGTTAATCGTCCCATCAGTTGTCTCCTTTGCACATCTCAAGGTTTGTCGAAAAGCCGACGACCTTATTGCCCTCTATCAGAGTGAACTCGCAAACAAACTTGTCCCATGAGCACAGGCGTTTATGGTGAAACCACCACTCGACGGAATCATCAACGCTGTTGGGGTGGATAACGAAGTATTTGACGTTCCGAGGGAGGCTACGAATATCGTTAGCAATGGCGAAAAAGCGCTGAATGACCGGCGGTGTTTGCAGTTGAATATTGATGATTTGATTCTCTCTCACAAAGTCATCTATACAGTTTGCCACAAACTCTTTATCCTTGGAGCTGAAAACGCTGAGACCCGCAAGCGCCCATATTATTCTGTCGGTCTGATTCTCAGTGTTGTTGATCCTGCCGTTGAGAAGCGCCCAGCGCTCGTTGCGTACTTTGTCGGAACAGGCGCATACCCATACAAGATAGGAATCAACCCCGTTGCGTTCGTTGGCGCCAATATATTTCTGCATGAGAACATCCCAAACAACGGGCGGCATCAGCCATGAGTTGGGATATTTGCAGTGTTCTGTGCCGCTCCAATTCTTATCTATTACCCAGAGGCTTGTATAGCTCACGTGACGTCCTCCTCAAATATATAGCCCGGTTTATGAACGTAGGCGCAATACTGCTTCTCAAGCTGTGCACCCTTGCTGTTCGGCCATGCGGGCAGAAAGAAAACAACATCGGCAGTGTCGAGCATAGGCATACAGATCCGCATGTAGTCCCTGGACTTCATGCCCTCGGGCAAAAGTGCGGGATTGAGAACAATGTAGCCGCGGCGTTCAAGGACTTCCTGCGCATGGGCAAACTTTTCACGGTAAGTTGGATCACCGGTGATTTTACCGGCTATGTAGGCTATTGGCTTCATTTTTCTCCTCCATCTCCAAGCCATAACTGCTGGCTCTGATACGCTTCAAAAACCGTCTGACCCTTACTGTTGAGCATGTACGGCAAAAAGATTTCGTCCATCTGCACCATCTCACTTTCAAGAATCGCCATTTGGGCTTCTACCCAGTCTTTGATAATGCGCCACGCAACTCGTTCAGACTGCTCAACATCACATTTGACTTTCTGCCTTACGAGCACATGCCTAACAGCCTCTGCATTAGACGGAAGCTTTATGCCCCGCATCCCGTTGGGCGTGTCTATCTGGAAAGATAGAGCCGTTATGCGACCGGCATCGTCATATTCCTGCATGATCTTCTTTGCTCCGTGCTTTACAAGCTGCCCCTGTATAGCACCTATCGTGGTATAGACATCCACTTTCGTGGTGTAGTTAAGTAGTGGCATCTTTAGCCACCTCCATTCATAATGTTTCCTCGGCTATTCGCCGAATGTTTTTCTTTTCATGGATAATCAATGTGCGAGACAAACCCAGTGCGGCGGCGATTTCCTCATCAATCAGCCCAGATATACGCGCCTTGACGATGAACTGCTGGCGTTCGGTCAATGATGCCCAAAACGTTTCTGCGTCGCACCAGTCGATGTCATCAAGACTCGGACTAATGGCAAGGATATCCAGCTCTTCTCTGCCCTCGGTGGTCAAATCGCACACCAATGCAGTGAAAGGTATTGTTGCGATTTTGCCTCGGCGTCGCCTTTTTCGCAGTTCCTGCAGCACTTCGGTCTTGATGAATTTATACGCGGCAGTTGAAAAGCACGACTTATCCGCATCGTAGTTCAAACAGGCTTTCCAGAGACCGATACCCGCAATCTGCTGAATGTCCTCATCAAACGCGAGCGCCGGAAAATATTGATACAAAGCGCCATAAATGAGTTTTTCATTTTCAAGGTAAAGCCGCTCAGCATCTTCCCGGCTGTTCATGGTGAGCCTCCGCGGGTAGTGCTTGTCCCCGATAGACGTTCTATAATCTCTTGGCTTTCCTTTGCGGCATCCTGCGCAGTGCGGAGATTGTCGTCGATGATATGTTGGATGTCGTCTTTAATTCGATTTGCCGCTTCAATAGTTGCATCGTTGGCGAGCACTTTCTTGTTCACATCCGCGGTTCGCTTCTTCTGCAAGGCTTTTATAACGATGGAGTTCATCTCCTCTTGTTCTCGCCGAGTTCGGCCATATATGAGAATGGAGCTTTCCCTACCATAGGAGTCTTGCCGAATCCATTCTATACCGTAACATTCCTTTTTCTCTAAGCCAGACCAGTCTATGGACGTTGTAGTTCTTGGATAAATTTTGTATTGAAGAGTGGTCAACATTATCTCAAGTATTTTCGGGGAACACTGAATGTACTTGTGATTTGCCTTTTTCTCCACATATTCGTCCCAGTCACATATTTTGAAAAGAAAGCGTATTGCCTGCACGCAGCACGCAATCGCTAATATCATGATTCCGATTCCTTTCATAATCGCAACAATACTGTCAATGTCCACTGAGCCTCACCTCCGTTTCTTCCATATCCATCCGCGCGAGATAACGCATCGCCAGTTTGAACGCGGCTGGATTGTATGGCGCATCAAACTCCATGATTTCCCCGTCCCCTCCGCTGTGCCGAGTGGTCTCCTCGTTAGTTATCGCCAGATATGTGAGTATGCCGACTGCCGCGGCTTTAAGCTCGGCCTCCTGCATAGGCATCGCCCCTTTCTTTTTCGGTGCAAGGATGATACACGGCATGTCAAGCGCATTTTTGCGCTTGGGAATCGCCAAAACATCAAAATTTGTATAGGTATACGAAAAAAGCAGCCTTTTCATTTTGAGAGGGCTGCTTTTCTGCGCTTATTAAGCTTGAAATTTTGTGATACTTGTACAAATCAAAGTCACATTCCTGCGCCATCTGGTTCATTTGCGCTTGACATGGGTGTTACCATCCCGGCACCAAAGAGCCAGACGCACTCGCGCTGGTGTAAAGGAGGAACTGATGAAAGCGGTCTTAATCAGCATACGCCCAAAGTGGTGTGAAAAAATCGTTAACGGAGAAAAAACTATTGAGGTGCGGAAGTCGCGCCCAAAGCTGGAAACGCCGTTCAAGGTGTACATCTACTGCACTCAGGGTGGCGATAGACTATGGCTTAGGGATGCTGCGTGGCGTGAGAGCTGGAAGAATGCCCCTATTTCTTTCTTGTGCAATGCGGAGAGCTGCGGCGGAATGAGCCTTGGCAACGGAAGTGTTGTCGGTGAGTTCGTGTGCAACAGAATCGACGAAATTTGGAAGCGTGGGTGTCCTGAGAATTTCGATTATTGTTACTTGTCACTCAATGAATGGGGTAATGATGATATTGCAAGCGAAATTAACGATGTGGCTGCGGCGTGCTTGCCAAAGAACCAGTTGAACTCGTATGGGGCGAAAGTGCCGCGGCTATACTGCTGGCACATCTCCAATCTCAAAATTTATGATACGCCACGTGAACTGACCTCTTTTGTCAAGCCGCTTGTCCTTGAAAAAGTTCAGCCGTGTACGTGGTATGTCAATAAGGAGCGTTATTTGACGCGTGCCCCGCAAAGTTGGTGCTATGTGGAGGAAGTTGAGTAATGGATAAAGAACAAACTGCAATGGAGCGGTTGCGGCTGGCGTCGGATATGTCGTTGCGCCTGTATCACCGTCCGCTGCTGCTGACTGACAGCGGCGGCAAGGACAGCGCCGTGATCTGCAAGCTTGCGGAGAACGCAGGGATTCCCTTTGAGATCGCCCACTCTCACACGACCGCGGACGCGCCCGAGACTGTCTATCATGTACGCAAACGCGCCAGAGAATACGAACTCAAAGGCGTTAGCTATACGATCCATTATCCCACGTATAAGGGCGAGCCTACAAGTATGTGGAAGCTCATACCCATTAAGCTCATGCCGCCGACACGGTTAGCCCGTTACTGCTGCGCTGTGCTCAAGGAGACAACAGGCTGCGACAGGTTCATAGCGACCGGTGTGCGCTGGGCGGAGAGCACAGCGCGGAAGAACAATCGCAGCAGCCTTGAAATAATCCACACAGACCGGAAGAAGACCCTGCTGCTGAATAACGACAACGATGAAGATAGGCGGCTCTTCGAGACATGCACGCTCAAGGGCAAGCATGTCTGCAATCCTATCATCGACTGGCAGGAATCAGATGTGTGGGACTACCTCGCAGATCAGCACGTTGAATGCAATCCGCTGTACTGCGAGGGCTGGCATCGCGTGGGCTGCGTCGGCTGCCCGATGGCAGGTAAAATGCGGTATAGAGAGTTTACCCGCTACCTGAAGTACAAGAGGATGTACATCAACGCTTTTGAAAGAATGCTGAACGAACGCAAGAAACGCGGATTGAGCGCCGAGTCGTGGCACACCGGCGTTGATGTATTCCACTGGTGGATGGAAGACGGCGTTCTGCCGGGGCAGATGGATATGGAAGACATAGAAACGGAGGGTGCGGAATGAAACGAATCTCGAAAGATGCCTACTACCTTGAAATAGCTCAAGCCGTATCGCAGAGAAGCACCTGCCTCAAGCGCCGGTATGGCGCAGTCATCGTGAAAAATGACGAGATAATCGCCACAGGCTACAACGGTGCGCCGCGTGGCGAGACTAATTGCTGTGATATAGGCTCCTGCAAGCGTATAGACAAGCCCAGCAACAGTGGGGACTACTCTGATTGCCATAGTGTCCACGCGGAGCAGAACGCTATTATATCGGCTTCCAGAAGCGAAATGCTTGGCTCGACGATGTATCTATACGGAGAATGGGCGCGGATGGCATTGGGGCGCGGCGGAGAGATAACAAACATTATATGGGAACCTCTCGAAGCCCCGGAGCCTTGCCCTATCTGCCGCAGGATGATTGCCAATGCGGGTATTATCCGCGTCGTGACGCTGGACAAGTGTTCCGATGATGAATAGGAAGTGGTGTATGAATATCATTTTCTTAGTGTGTGAGTGTGGGGAAGAAGCCAGTCCTGTGCTGCAGTTTCACAAAAATCGTTACCGATACATTTGCCCGGTTTGTGGAGCTGGAGCGCAGCGACCTTGGTACAAGAGGAAGATAAAAGCAGCTCGGGTATGGAATCGTGACGCTTTGGAAAGGTGGACGGCAAAATATGACACCTAAAGACATGATTATTCAGAACCAGAGGCGCGAGATAGAACGGCTGTGCAGGATCATCAAACTGTTGGTGCTCGATGCGAATCCATGCCGGTTCTGCGCCAACGACTGCGATAAAGGCCGCGGCTGTCAGTTTTTCAAAATCAAGGAGGGCGTATGAACGATTTTCCAAGCGGCAAGTATCGCACAATCTACATAGACCCGCCGTGGCCGGAGCGGGGGGGCGGCAAAATCAAGCGCGGCGCAGACAAGCACTACAGTTTAATGTCAGTTGCCGAAATTAAGGCGCTCCCGGTTATGCAGCTCGCAGCCACTGACGGGTGCCACTTATACTGCTGGGCGACAAACAATTATCTACCCGCCGCCATTGAATGTGTGAAGGCGTGGGGATTCGAGTACGTGACAACGGTAACGTGGATGAAGAATCAGCAGGGCTTGGGACAGTATTACAGAGGACTGACTGAACATTGCATATTTGCCACGACGAAGAAGCGTTTGCCTTACAAAGTTTCTCCCGAAGGTAAACGCTGTCAGGGGAAAACGGGATTCTATGCACCCAAAACGGTGCATAGTCGCAAGCCCGAAGAAATGCGCTGCATGATAGAACTGGTGAGCTATGAGCCGCGCATAGAGATATTTGCGAGAGAACGATTCCCCGGCTGGGACGCATGGGGAAATGAAGTGTAAGGGAGTGATGAAATGAGCGAAAGCATAGTAGTCCACTGCGACTGTATGGAGTACATGCGCACAGTTCCGGATAAGGCGTTCGACCTCGCAGTTGTGGATCCTCCATATTTCTCGGGACCGGAAAGGCGCGGCTATTACGGCAGCCGCGTCAGCAAGATAGGCGTTCACCGAGATTATCCTATATCACCGCAGTGGGATATACCCGGCGTCGAGTATTTTGCAGAGCTTCAGCGAGTAGCCAAGCATTACATAGTGTGGGGATGCAATTACTTTGATTACCACTTTGCGCCGGGGCGAATCGTGTGGGACAAGTGCAATTCCTCAAGTAGTTTCTCTGACTGCGAGTTGGCGGCGACAGATCTCTTCACCAGCGTCAGGATATTCCGCTTTATGTGGAACGGAATGCTGCAGGGCAAGAGCATTGAAGAGGGCGCTACCATGCAGGGTAACAAAAAACTGAATGAGAAGCGCTACCATCCAACCCAGAAGCCGATAGCACTCTATAAGTGGATTTTCAAAAACTACGCGAAACCCGGAGACCGGATTCTTGATACGCATCTCGGAAGCGGGAGCAGCCGAATCGCGGCCTATGACGCAGGACTTGATTTCGTGGGCTGCGAAATAGACCCAACGTATTTCAAGCTTCAAGAAGAGCGCTTCAACGAATATACGGCACAGCAAAGTCTTTTCGTGATGGAAGGGAGAATGAACGATGAACAAATTTAAGAGCTGGATCATACGCAAACTGGGCGGGTATACAGAGCAGCTGCCGCCGCCTAAAGTTGTTCAGATCAATTTGCGTCCTGAAACTTTCGTAGCTTCAAGGATATATTCACGCGCACAGATGGAAACCTTCGGTGAAGATATTATAAAGGAGTTCGGCAAGCAGGATTTTATAGAAAAGATTGTTGCATCCGGGGAAATTGGCCGTTTTATAGAGTGGAGATTTCGGCAAGACGGTTCTGGTGCTTTTCATTGTCAAGCAAGGTTGAGCGTCGTAGACATGTCGGAGGTGAGGGATTACCGTGTGGGCTTCGAGCGAACAATTTGAAGCGGTAAAGCGCTTTGTCGTGCAGTATGTCTCCTATCCGCAAGGAACTGTGATTGATGGAGAAGCGCTGAAACACGGCGTAGAATTTCTCGTGAAAGAGGGAATATTTACAGTATCGCAGTTCAAATTAGCGTTCCTGATAGAGACAAATATGATATGCCCCGCGGAATTTCTACCGGATGAATAAATATTCGCATTATGCAGAGGGGAGGGAAGCCGAATGGACAAAAGCCAACGGCCATTAACCGAGAAGTGCAAGCGCGTAATTTGCACTTATGCCGAAAACAATATGAACGCTACAGCTACGGCCAGAGCGCTGAACATGAACAACTCCACAGTGGAATTTCATTTGACAGCGGCAAAGGAAAAGACCGGGATAAATCCGAGGTCGTTTTTCGGGCTGATCGCTTTGCTTGAGACAATAGAGGAGACAACATGAAAATCATCGACATATCAGGGCAAACATTCCACGACGTAGAAGTCCTGAGTTACAACGAAAAACGCTCTGGCGGAACTCTGGGGGCGTATTTCAACTGCCGCTGCCGGATATGCGGGAAAACCTTTGTCCGCCGTGGCTATGATATCCGCACAGGACGAGTCAGAAACTGCGGCTGTACCAAGGTGCGAAAAGGCTCGCGCGAGGGCTTGGGCAGCTCGGAGGGGTATGTAGGTGTTAATCCGGACTCACAGAAGAAGTATGGCTGCGTATATTGCAAAGACCGAAAGGCATGCGGCGGACAGAAGCGGTGTAAGTACGCTGATATTTTGGACAAGTACCCGGATTATAAGGCGTATGACGAGGAAGCCAAGAGACTGTTTGTGAGTCTTGGGCTTTATGAATGAGGAGGGATAGCAGATGAGTCTTTTGTGTTTTTTAGGAGCAATCTACTGCTATAAAAATGGGATGGATCCCGGAAGCGAGTATTTGATAATCTGGGCGCTATTCTCAATCGCGGATGCCTTGTGGCTAAAATTGGGGCGGAGGTGAGTGACGATGGAGAAAGCTTATGCAAGATTCCTTGCGTTGCGTCGGAAAGTTATGGCGGGAATAAAGAAAGCGCTTGAAATCGACTGCACACGCTTCTCACAGTGGGTCGAACCCCAAAACAGATGTCCGGCATATTCGGACAAATTCTTGAGGGAACTTGCGTTGAAGGATTTGTGGGGGCAGATGGGAGAGCAAAGAAAATGAAGTGTGAAAAGTGCGGTCGTGAGCTCACTGCAATAGAGCTTGTGATGGAGACTTTTGATGGTGGCAACATAATCACGAAACATTCCTTTGTGGAAAGGGATAACGGCGCTGTGATAGTTGATACCACACCTCTTTGGGTTGGCGGCGAACTCGGTCTCGACGAAGTGCACGACACTATTGCCTGCCCACATTGCGGCCAGTTCCCCTTTGAGGACACGGAAGTGCAGATCGATGATGTCGTTCGGGTAGTGATGTTTAGAAAGGACAATGAAAATGGGATATAGGCATTATTTTTATCTTGTAGATAAAAGCAAGTGCGAAGAGGTCAAGAACATGACCTTGAATGAGCTTTGCGACTACGCAAAATCAAAGGGTGTAGAAGGCGGGGACGGATGGTTCTCGTTTAACGACAACAAGTTTCTTGACAAAAAGGAAATCTTTGAGTTCGGAAAACTGTATTGGGACGATACGGCAGACCGGATTTACAGCAAAGGCGAACCGCTGTTCACAGACAAAGAAGTTCAGGAAGACGTTTCGGACTATGATCCGTATGTCGTTGGTAAGCCCGGTGTGCTTGAAGCTATCGAGATATACAAGCGCAAAATCATAGAATCGTATAAGGACTTGCTTGTGGACGGCGGGGTGCAGCTTTTACCGGGAGGTTTTTACATAGAGCGTGAGGACATCAAGAGCATAGACAAAGTACGCGAATTTATCCACGAAAAACTTAAATGGTGGGAACTGTTCGGCGCCATTGACCTTGATGAAACGCATGAATCTATAAGCGGCTCATGGCAGTACGAACACCAGATTTTCGAGTTGGTCAGGCTGTATAAGGCCATAGACTGGGAGACCAAAACCGTGCTCTTTTACGGGTGGTGACGAGGGAACAGAAATGAAGATAACACTTGATATTCCCGACGACGTGATAGCCGCCAGCGTGGCTATTGCACGTGGAAGGCTTCGGGAAATACTCTTTGACAGTTGCGAAGTTGACAGGAGCAAATTGTACGAAGGTGCGATCATAACGTTTCCGAGAGAAAGGGATGATACATCTGATGAACGATAGATTTCCGAAAGACTGCTGGGATAAGAAGTGCCAACATTTCCATGTAAGAGACATGAGTATTGACGATTTGCGATGTACGTGCGACCTGCTTTACGGGGGGTGCGATGCTTCCGATGAGGATTTCTCGGTTGCTCGGTGTCCAAGGTCAGACACGGTTGACCAATGCGATTTATGTAGTGAGCCTTGGAATCCGAAGTATTCTCCCGACAGAAAAGAAGTTTCTACCGGTTGCCTCGCGTGTAGCTGCCACGGCTGTGTTCACTTACACGCTTGCAAACTTCAGTGCGGAGGGACAAGAATACATAATGACACTTAAAGATGTTGACGCATTGCGAAAACCAATTTATGCAGAAGATGACAATGCCACTGGCCAAGGTATGTCGTATGCCGAGATGGATGGGTATAACGCGGGTATTGACGAAGTATGGAATGCTTTGCAGAAGCTTCCAGTTGTCGATGCAGTTCCAGTGGTTCGATGTAAAGACTGCCAGTTTTGGCAAAGGCATACACAGGTCAACCGAGACTACGGCAAGTGCGTACGATTCGGAACCGTCACAACAAGGTGTAATGATTTTTGCTCGCTCGGAATGAAAAAGAGCGACGAATAGGAGGTAAAAATGTTTGGACTTATCACAAAGAAGAACCTGCGGAAAATCCTTGAAGAGATTTGCGAGGACTATCATATTGACGATGTGGCCGGAACCGACATGGATTTCCGATATGGTGTTGCGTACACTGCAAATCGCATTTGCTGCCGCTTCAAAATAGTCCGTTCCACAGAGAGGTAATAACAATGGCTGAACATAAAAAGTGCTACGGCAAATGTGACCGCTGCGTTTGGAAGAACAACGGCGGATGCTCAGAATGGAGTGGAAGCAATGACTGAGTGTATAGACAAGGAAGATTACTGCAAGAATCGCTGCCATAGCCACAACGAACACTGCGATAAAGAATCCTGCCCTATATGTACTGTACCTGCGGCTGATGTCGTGGAAGTGACCCGCTGCAAGGACTGCAAATACAGCAAGAAGCTATTCAGCTATGAAGGTAGCTACAGTTCTTACTGCTTGATATGTAGCAGCAAAGGTTCTGTGGTGTTCCCGAATGATTTTTGCAGCTGCGGAGAAAGGCAAACAAATGGACTTAAATGAATTTCGCAACAAAATGTCCTCGGACGCGACCGAGGAAAATAAAAGGCTCAAAGCGGAGTTGTCCAAGCTGAAAAAGCAGTATCGGGAAAAGGTAAGCTCACTGGAAGAAGAAAACGCCAACCTCAAGGATGACTGCCGCGTGTTGGGTAATCGGTGCTGGGCGCTTACAGGAGGAATTATGTGTTGGAGTTGTTCCCTCAGCGGCAGTTTCGTGTGCGAACACGCCCCAACACTGGAAGAAATGGTGAAGATGGGAGCGGCGCTGCGGCGAGAAATGGAGGGTAAATAATGGACGCAGTTGAATTTGCAAAAGAGAGAAATCGCATGTGCAAAGCATTTAGAACGACATGTCGTTATTGTCCCCTCGGAGAGAGCCTCAGCGTTGGCACATCGTGTATACAACTTCTCTATAATCGTCCTGAGGAAATGGTTGGAATCGTTGAACGATGGGCTAAACAGAACCCTGTCAAGACCCGACAGAGCGAGTTTTTGAAACAGTGGCCGAAAGCTCTGGTGGACGGCGATGGAGTGTTGAGCCTTTGCCCAAATGAGATTACACCACGCTATCGTGCCGAACACGGAGGTTGCGTGAATACAACTATACTTTGTTCTGATTGCCGCCGTGAGTTCTGGTTGAAAGAGGTTGAATAATGGAGTGCTACGCCAGCAACTGCCCGTTTAGGGTAAATGAATCGAGCGGTCAGCACGTATGTGAATGTGTCGCTTGCCCGAATCGGACGACAGCGACTATCGTGTTCGCATCCACTCACACGTTGTCAGCCGAGGAATTGCGAGAACTTGGGATAAAGCCCAGTAGGAACACTATCTATGTGAAACCGGCAACTGTACCGAAGGAGGAATAAAACAAAATGATTGACATTGAGAATAACAGGAAAGCGTTCGTCCGCATAATCACAGAAAGAATAACTCGCAACAACGGGAATGCGCTGATAGCGTGGCTTGACGGTTCGGACTTCTTTGAAGCCCCAGCGAGTTCGCGTCATCACCTCGCAGTGCCGGGTGGCCTGTGTGAGCACAGCTTGAATGTGTATTGGAGATTAACCAGACTTCTGGGCACCGAATATGGCGATAGCTGCCCATATACCGAAGAAACCATAGCCATTGTCGCGCTTTTCCATGATCTCTGCAAAGCCAATATGTACAAGCCTGGCTACCGGAATCAGAAAACATACGATCCTGAAAAGGTTGCCGCTGCGGAGAGTTGGAAAGTGAAACAGGATGGGGGCGGGGCTTTCATCTGGGAAACCGTCCCGACCTATGAGATCAACGAGAAACTCGTCTTCGGCCACGGTGAAAAGAGCGTTTTTATTCTCCAGCAGTTCATGTCTCTGTCAGTAGACGAAGCGACCGCAATCCGCTATCACATGAGTTCGTGGCAGGATGGTGAAGCCAGAGCCGCAGGAGATACTTTCCGCCGCAATCCGCTGGCGTTCTTCCTGCACGTCGCAGATGAAGCGGCGACTTTCATAGATGAGGTGGACAAGAAATGACGAATGGGGAGAGAATCAGAAAAGCCGAGACTGACGAGCAGATTGCAGCGTTCATGGACGGGCGGATTCCCAACGCTTGCCCGCCCCTCATGATTTGCAGGAATGTAAACAATGATTGCCTTAAATGTTGGTGCCTTTGGTTGGCGCAGGAGGAAGAAAAATGACAGTTGAAGAATTTGCCGCGAAACTTGATGGGCGGCAGTATGGTAATGAGATAACGGAAGATGAAGCAATCCTCGCAGAAAATCTGGATTTCCTCGTCGTGTTCGGCGCATCTGATGACCTTGCAGAGTTGAGGGGCGCAATAGACGGAGAGTGCGACTGTTTCGAGGGCGGTGTGCTCAAGCGTGGAGAAGGACGTTCTCTGCCCATCAAAGCAGTGTGGTGCCCCGAAGGAAGAGACTGCTCATGGGCATACGAGACCGAGCTACCACACGCAGAGTTCAAGATCATGGAGGAGGGAGAGGTGTACTGTTACGGCATCGTGTGCGCTCTCAACGGGACGCCGAAGATGTATAGGTGTCCGTTCTGCGGCAAGGAGAAGCTGCACATCGGCGTGCATGATGACGAGGGAAACTATCATGGTGAGCTCGGCTGCGCATACGAATCAGACCCGTGGAGCGGTTTGTGCTACGGCATCCACCACGACGGTTGGGGCGAGTGCCTCTTGTGCACAGATGACACAAACGGGGTGATGGGAGGTATGCTCTTCGATACTTCTTGCGAAGCCTACGACGCAATGACCGAACTGGTGCGGTTTACGGAGGTTGACCACTCGACGGATTTGCTTGAAGGAACCTTCCTCGGCGAAGAGTCAGACACAACTACTATGAAGTTCAAGCCGGTATGCGAACACTGTGGGTTCACACTCGCATCGTTGTCGTGTAAGAAGGAATCGGAGGGCATGGTACGCTTGTGGGGATTTGATCCGTTCCGTTGTCCAAGATGCAGGAGACGAATTGCTACCGCCATTCTTCCTGATGTGTTGGCCGGTGAATTAGATTATACCGAATGAAATATCAAGAGGTCATCTCTACGGAGGTGGCCTCTTTTTTATGCTCCAAGCCGGTCGCTATCTCGACCAGACTCGACTGGCAGGCGAAACTCTGCTGAGTGTGAACCGGTTATTAGCTGAGAGTAGGCTAAGAGTTGCTTGGAAACCATATGCCTTAAAACGCACGAGAACGGCCTTAAAATCGATTTTAATATTCGGAGATGAAACTACACCATCGAGACGCGCAAAACGTGCCAGAGAGTACGACAGGTGCGAATAACGCAAAACCAGAGCAAATGATTATCTGCATTTTAACCAAATTATAATTGAATATGGGAATTTGGCTTGTAAATAGCAACTTCGACCGGAGAACCTTTTGAAATCTTAAATTTGATTTTAAAGTAGGGGGAGAGAAGGGAAAGGTGGTGGGTTAGAGGTGAGGAGTGAATGAGTGAGAGAATGGGACTGCCACCGGAAAACCTTGAAAAATCAAGCCCCCGCGCGGTTTTGTAAGTGGGGGCGGGGCGCTATCTCTGGTCATTATTACACAAATGACCAGAGCTGGACGACTTCGGCGGGGCTGACGTCGGTTTTCGCGGAGCTTTTGAAAACTCGCAAAATCTCGCAAATGTTCCCGAAATCGTGAACAAGCGCGAGTTGGTGACTCTCCCCCGTCTGAAGAACTGTATTAAAATGGTTCGACAGTCAGCAACATGTTGTGTTGGGTGTTGCTGTGTCCTTGCTTCTCTTGGCGGTGTTCTCTCTCTTCTTTGTGGTATTGCTCTGCGCCTTGCTTTGGCTGTGTGTATATTCTTTCTGTGTGCGGTTCTCTCTCTTCTTAGCGGTGCTTATTTTATATTTATATATATCTATAGAAAGATATATACACATTATATACACACATATATTATAAATCTTAAATATATATAATATATATCTTAGATATTTATATATAAAAGGGGGGCTGTACAGCTGTGTAAAGCCCTGTTGTGCGCCGTGCTTGCTGATGGGCTGGGGGTATGCCCTATAGAGAATAGGCGCGGTAAATGGCTCTTGTGTGGGGCTCTCTTGTGCTTGGGCTTGGTGTGCTGTGTGGGGGCGCTCCTGGTGGGGTGTGTGCCGGTTGGGGCGGCTTGGGGGCTGTCATGTATTCTAATATTACTTAGATAATATACACCTATACACAGGGTACATATAATATCTTGGATATATAATATATATAATCTAAATAATATATAATTAAGGGGCACGGGCGCGGATCCTGTCCCCGGTCGGCATCTGTATAAAGGCAATAAAAAAGACGGCCATTGCTGACCGTCTCAGGGGCTTTATATTGCATTGTGATGTATGGGGCGGGGTTTACGCTGCGGCTTCGTCCTCAATCCTTTTGAGTGCCTGTAAATGCGCCTCGGTGCGTTTTGCGAACCAGCATTTTTTTACAGAGTGCCAACGATACCCCGCGGCCTTGAGCGCGTCACGGGTGGCCTGTGAGGGCTTGGAAGTAAAATAAACCTCGATCCCGTCATGCTCTGTATTAAACTCCACGCGGAGCGCTGCGAGCTTTGCCGGGGCTATCTGTTCGGGCTTCTCGGCCTTGTCTGCCGGTGCTGGGGCTTTGCTTTCGGCCTTTGCTGGGCGCTTCTCGGCTCTCGGAGCGCGAGGAACGATCTTCACGCTGCCGGGGCTTTGCAGACATCCGAAGTAATAGAAATTAACGTCGAAGTAATCTATCATGCTATCACAATCGTCATAATTGAAACTGTTCACATACTCGTCAACGGCTTTCACCGTGGCGCGGGTCTTGTCGGTCAGGCATCTATAAAATGCGCCGTACTTGCTCCAAATTCTTTCAAATTCGGCTTTCTCTTCGGCCTTGTTCCAGCTGTTGAGGGTCCATACACTGTTGCGGGTGGCCTTCCGCCAACACTCGGAAATGTCGTCGTCTGTCATTTCCTCATAAGCTTTGAAGATATCCGCCGGGGCTTCTTTCATGTCAATTAATAACTCCTGGCACATGGAAGCATATTTTGTCCGGATAGAAAAACGGTAATCCGGGAAAAACTCCTTGACGTAAGCGCGTACAAGCTGCGCTATCTCCTTGAGACTGCGACCGGCTTCGTACCGTTCGCCCTTCCAGCCGTTCGCGGTGTAAAACTCGCTGCGGGTGCTCTGGGCGGTTTCGGTGCTCTGCGCGGCTGTCTTGGCCTTGAGCACGGGAAACATCATGTCATACTCGTTATTGATCTCTTTCATGGTCTCGACGTCGCCGCCGCGGTCGGGGTGGTGGATCATGGCCAGCCGTCTAAATTCCTTTTTTAGTTCCTCAAGGTTTTTGCACTGTGCGAAATATTTCATTTTTTAATCCTCCTCGTAAAATTTGCAGCCTGCCATCATCAGCGCCGGGAGGCCATCCCCGGCGGACGCCCTCGCGGGCGTTTCGGCTTAAAATTCTTTCGGGTCTATAATCCCCATATCATTACAGAGCATAAAGATGTAAGAGTATTTATTATCCTGTTTCATTAGCATTTTGCGGCGCTCTTCTTTCAGTTCGTCAATCAAGTATTTTTTCATTTCCTCGCAAGACATCATTTTTTTACCTCCGTTAACATCTGATCTGTCAGATGTTTTTTTCTTGTTTACGGGTGTTATTATACACTGTTTAACAGTACAGAGCAAGACGCAATTTGCACAAATTTACACGGTTAAACAGTGCAAATTATATAAAAAGAGAGCAGACCGGAAAACTTCGGCCTGCTATCTTGTTTTTCTGTATGATCCTCAAGTGGTTTTAGTCCTGATTTGCCGTGCTGACATAGATTTTAATTATCTTCTTTATTTCTTCGGCGGTATACGTTTCTTGCTCGGGCTTCTCGTCTATGATGTTTATCAAATCATACGCTATAGCTTTCCGGGCTTCTTTCATTTCCTTCTCAGTCGGCATTATTTTTACCTCCATTCAATAATTTTTCTTCTGCATAATCCTGCATAAATTCGGCAACGGCAGTATTAAAAACGGCGTTCGGGGTTGTTCCGGAATCCTTGCACGCCGCTTTGAAGTCCTCCGCGTCAGATCGTTTCATTCGACATCCAAGCGTTGTCATGTTGGCAGCATCCCATTTATTATTTGCTCGCCGCCTGCTATCACTCACGGCCATAAATAGCCCCCTTTCATCACTCATTATATATAACTTTTCGTGTACTGTCAAGCCGTACAATATGCACTATTAAACAGTACGTTATTTGTTCATTTTGCGAATTGCGTTGTACTGTTAAACAGTGTATTATACATACAGTCAGACAAGCCCAGACGGGCGCAGGAGGTCAGAACATGAATAACAATATTTTGAAAAACTCTTTCAGCCTCAGCCACAAAATAACGGTTTACGTTCCCGGAACCGTTGACGCGAGCACAGCAGGAGATACAAGCGCATACGTGACCGAGGTCGCCGCGCTGCTGTCTGAGTGCTTCGGCGGCGCAACGTCAACGCCCGTCCGCGGGTACTGGATGAGCGAGGCGCACGGGCTTATTGCCGAAGATAATAACGCCGTGTTCGCTTATGCTGCGCAGTCTGCACTTGATGAGCATTTGGACGACGTTGTTAATTTTGCCGTCCGCATGCGGGACGAGCTGAAACAAGAGGCCGTCGCCGTCGAGCTGGACGGGACCATGTATTTTATTTGAGGAGGATTTGACAATGTTACATCAATCAACATTCCATTTTGTCGACACGGAAGAGCAGGCAAAAAATTTCGTTGAACAGCGCAGGAAGCAGCGGCGGAAAGCCTGGTACACCCCATGGAGCAGCGCAGACGGCAAAGAATCAAAATTTATTGTCTGGTACTATCTCTATTAACAGTTTGCCGGGGCTTTCCCGGCAGTCTGTAAAAGCGTCTTGATTGCAAGACGTTTTTACAGGCTTTGAGCCTAAAAAATACGGAGGTATTACCACATGAGCACATTAAAAAAGCCCCTTTTTATTAACGGCATGTATAACCGCGAGGGCAAAAACTGCCGCGCGGATTTTGTGCGCGAGGTCAGCAACGGCGCGGAGTCGTACAAGCTTTGGACATGTACAGAGAAAAACCAATACCCCGCCAACGAGCGCGACAGGTATTTTCTTTATGTCGAGATCAACAACTATTTAGTGCCGCTGCGGATGACAGATTATAAATTTACCGATGTTCTGGGCTTTTTCCCGGCTTGCGTGGAGCTGTACGGCACGCGGGAAGAACGCGCGCGAGTCTGGCAAAGGAGCAGCGGCGACGAGGTTAACAGGCTGCGAGAGCTGGAAGAGCCCGTAATACTTCGGTACGGCTCAGACCCGGCGCGGCAGGCGGATTATATCCGGGATCGTCTGCGCGTTCGCGTTCGTAATTACACCGACGCCCGCGACAACGGCGGCACGTTCGCCGACTTCGTCGGCGCGGCTGTACTCGGGGAGCTTGGCAAGTGCGCGGAGCTGTCCGCAAAACTGCGCGCCGATGGAGAAGCGAGAGAAGAAGCCGCCCGCCGTGAACGTGAAGAGCAGGAAGCAAAGGAAAGAGCAGAGCAGGAAGAGCAGCACCGGCAAGAGATAAAGAAGGCCGAGGAGATTTTTACCCGCGGCGGTTTGATAAAAGACGGCGCTTTATTGGTAGAGATAGCCGACGCGCACGGCGTGAAAATTCCCTTGCGCACTCGCGGCTGGATCCTCAATAGCTTTGCACAATGCAGCATTACCATTATCGAGGGTGCGCCGCGGTACTCTGTGCGCTATTACAAGCGCAACAGCGGCACCGGCAGTACTAAAATATATGAGATCATCGAGCAAATACGCGCGGCCATAATCGCCGCGTGAAGCCCGCAAGGCCGACGGCATCCGCCGCCGCTGGTGCAAGTCCAGCCGCCTATATGGCGGGCGCTCATGGGCAAGAAAACAGGATTAAACCCGGCGAGAGATACGAGGACGCGCGCCCATCGCTATAAACGGCGGTCAGCCTGCCGGGGTGCTGATGTAAGGCCGTGGGGAGCTGGTGCACCTCTCCGAAGAAAACAGATTGCACCCGCCGCCGGACGTGTCCGGCAGGATCACCGAACGGGGCAGAGGCGAGCGACCGCGTCCCGAAATGTGAACAGGGCGCGCGGAAGTCTTGGGGGTGCTGAACACGCCCGCGGGATTTTACTGGGAAGTTTCCGCGCCCCTGAACACGGCCAATAGAAAAACTGCGGGGGTTTGTGTGAACACGCGCCCGCAAAATACTTGGGAGGATTTACGAACATGACCGAACTGAAACACGCAAAGCAGAACAATCAGGACTTGCGCCCCATCTTGGAGGCGCTTTCTCGACACGACTTTCGTATCAGTGTGGAGAATGAACCGTACACGCGCCTTGCCGCCGAGTTCCTTTACTTCTCGGACTATAAAGGTCGCCCCGTGTACTACATCGCGCATTACTCCGAGCAGAACGGCGATCTTATGGCTGATCCTGAGATTGAGTTTGCGGTCGATGAGGCCGAACAGACTATTGAACCCGTTCTTTTCCGCAATGACTATACCGGGAGCTACGACGAGGTTTACAAGGAAGTGGACGGCCAGATGATGTACTCTCAGCGTCTGCGCGTGAACCTTGACGAGTTCCTGCATATTTGGCTCAAGAACCTCAAGCGGCAGGGCTTTATAAAACTGATAGAGGAGATGTAAGACACGGAAATGAAGATTTATGCCGAATGGATGTGCGAGGGAGAGTTGCACGAAGGGGAGTTTGACAACTGGCGGGATTTCACCGCTGCCACACTTAATATGGATGTTCAGTTGCTTTATTTCTACACCATATCACCGCCAAAAGCTTGTTAGGGGAACTGCACAGAAACAGGTCACTACGTTCCCGAAACGTCCTCCGGGAGGGCTGTACAACATTAGGTCACTACGTCGGGGGAGCTGTACAGAATCACCCCACAAGGTCGAGGAGAGCCACAGAGAAACACCCGACTACGTGGGGAGAACTGCACAAACTTTGCCGCGTAGATTGGCAAAGCATTATGAATACAATACAAAAATCTGCGTATTTGACATCAAAGCCGAGAGAAACACCGATTTTGCGCTTGACAGCTATGCTACCATCCCAACACCTCAGAAGAACTACAAAAAATCAGAAAGGAAGATAGCAAATGTCAAACGAAATTATGAACATCAGCGGCGTTAGCTGCTACGAAAAAGACGGCACGGCATACCTCAACCTTGAAGCGGTTGCACGTGGGCTGGGATTTACCCAGACAAAGAATGGTGTGGAGTACGTTAAATGGGAACGTGTGAGCGCGTATCTTTCCGAGTTGGGATTTTCCCCAGAAGTGGGGAAAGACGGTTACATCCCCGAAAACATCTTCTACCGCCTCGCGATGAAAGCAAAGAACGAAACCGCCGAGAAGTTTCAGGCGCTTGTTGCTGATGAAATCATCCCGACTATAAGACGCACCGGCGGCTACGTGGCTAACGACGAGCTTTTCATCAACACCTACATTCCGGGCGCTGACGAAGCCACAAAGCAGCTCTTCCGGGGCTTGCTGGCGAACAGCCGCAGAGACGCGCCGAAGGTCAGTTACTTCAACGCGCTCATAGACCGAGGGAACGATCTTTCATTCCGAGAGACCGCCAAAGAACTGCACATCGGGGAGCGCGAAATGATACGAAACCTCATCGCCGCGGGCTATCTTTACAGGGATAAGAAACAGCAGCTCAGGCCCTACGCCGAGACCAATAAAGGCTACTTCACCCTCAAGGAATACGTTAATGGCGAGAAAACAGGCGCACAGACGCTCGTGACGGTCGAGGGCAGGAAGAAAATTGCGGCCATGTTTGGAAAAAGCATATAGGGAACCACACAGAAACAGGGAGGAACACATGAAGAAGTATTACAGCACATTGCATTTTTACTTTGAACAGCGCTTGCAGCTTCGCGGCTATGATCGTGACTTCTGCGAGATGTGGCCGAACGGAAGGCTGCATTGGGCGGTCTACACGACCCGCGGGAAAGTTGGAGAGATAAACCAGTACCGTGATAACTACGGCAGGCGCGGTATATATTACGGCGTTAGTCTGGTGGATGGCGGCTATTGTGGGAATGCGAACACTCTCTTTGAGGCAAAACAGTTAATTGCCGAGAAATATAAAGAAGTCCCCGAAACCGGTACAGACATCGTTTCGTACCTTGCCGATCCGAACGCTGAATTTTTCCCCACACCCAGCGCGCTTGCTGGAAAGATGTTCGGAAATATAAAGGAGCCCGACGAAATCTGTACAGTCTTGGAGCCGTCAGCGGGAAAAGGTGATCTTGCCGAGCTGTACATAAAGTTTCTGAAGCGCAACCACCGCCACAATGGCGATTTCGATATCGAGTCTGTGGACATGATCGAGCACGACGCAAACCTCATTGCCCTGCTTCGCGGGAAGAACTACAGAGTTATCGGCGACGACTTCCTTACTTTCCATTCGCATAAGCACTATGACCTCATCATAATGAACCCACCGTTTTCCAACGGTGACGAACATCTTTTGAAGGCGTTGGAGATTCAGGCAGACGGTGGCCAGATCGTGTGCCTCCTCAATGCAGAGACGATAAGAAATCCGTACACCAACCGCCGCAAAGTCCTCAAGCAGAAGCTCGCGGAGTATGGCGCAAAGATAGAGTTTGTCCGTGACGCATTCAAGCACGCGCAGCGCAGAACCGATGTTGAGGTTGCGATAGTCTATGTGAATATTCCCGCGCAGCGCAAGAGCTCAACCATCTTTGAAAACCTCAAGAAAGCACAGTCGGAAGAACTGCACAACGATGAAGCAGAACCCGACGCTATGGTATACGGCTCTTGGGCGGAGCAGATGATACAGTCCTTTGAATTTGAAGCGCAGCTTGGTAAGAAGCTCATAGAAGAGTACAACGCCCTCACTCCCTACATGATGGACGATTTAGACGCATCCAAAAGCTACATAGAGCCGCTTATATCCATCAACATAAACGGCAGAGAGTTCAAGACGGTCGGCACGTCCGGTATAGAGCGGTACATGAAAGCCCTGCGCATGAAGTATTGGCGCGGTCTGCTCAACAAGCCGGAGTTTACATCCCGTATGACCTCGAAGATGCAGAAGGACTACACCGCAATGGTCGATAAGCTCTGCGGCTATGATTTCAACCTCTTTAACCTCCAGCAGGTCTACTATGACCTCAACGCGCAGCTCGTGGATGGTGTGAAGGAGAGTATAGACGCTCTCTTTGAAAAATTTTCCGCGCAGTATTCATGGTTCCCGGAGTGCCAGAAGAATATTCACTACTATAACGGCTGGGCGACGAATAAAGCCCACAAGGTCGGCACGAAAGTCATCCTCCCAATAAACGGATTTTGCAGTTCCAGCGGCTGGAAAAACGAGAGGGAATTGAACGTGTATACGGTCTATGGAGAACTGAGTGACCTGGAACGAGCGCTGAATTACCTCGACCGAGGCGAGACTACAGAGAAGCGCAATGTTTCCGCGTGGGTAAAGCACGCTATCGCGGCGGGTGAGACGGTTGTTGACCTTACATGGTTTACGGCGCAGTTCTATAAAAAGGGCACATGTCACATCAAGTTTAAGCCGGAGGCCGCGCCGCTTATCGACAGACTGAATATCTACGCCGCCAGAGAGCGCAGTTGGCTTCCTCCGAGCTACGGGCGCAAGCACTATGCAGATATGTCCGCCGAGGAAAAGGCCGTCATAGACGAGTTTCAGGGCGCAGAGGAGTACGAAAAAGTGATGGTCAATCCGTCGGAATATATTATTGAGGCCGCGCAAATGACCCAGCCGCTTTTGAGCGCTGCGACATGAGGAAGGAGCTGACAACAGTGGGATTCTGTGAACGTGATATAAAGACGATGAAAGCCTTTGACATAGGGGAGCAGATGGCAACGCTGTTCACCACCAGAAAACGCTTGATTTCATCCGCGGCGGGTATGACATGGAGGTTTTGAAAAATGGCTGAATGTGTTGAATGTTTGGAGAAAGCAAAAGTTCTCGATTATTTGAGCGAGCGATTAGAGGACGGACGGGCAAATGATGACTATAGCGGCTTCTATATGGGCTATATAGAGTGCTTAGAAGACGCAATACAGTACTTCACAGATATGCCCGCTGCTGATTCCAAGCCTGAAACTTGTTACGAATGGAAGTATGAATTTGACGACTTGGGGCATTTCAATGGTATTTGTCCGGTGTGCGGATACGAGAAGAGGTTGGATGTGCATCTTTATTTGGGCTGGAAATACTGCCCGGAGTGCGGCTCTAAGATGAAGCCTCGAAATTCTATTTCCACCGACGAATTAAACCTGATAAAGAAAACAAGCGATGACACGCAACAGGAGGTGGCGAGCAATGTCTGACTACATCAAGCGAGAGGATGCAAAGCGCGGGTTGTGTGAGTGGGCAACAAATTTGATTGATCCGCGATTCTTAATAAAGGACGACGCAATGTGCGTGCTGGATAATATTCCCGCTGCCGACGCTGCACCTGTGGTGAGATGTGAGAACTGTACGAGTGGCATTATGTCAGATAATAATAAATACATAATTTGCTGTAGACTTGGCGTTGGTATGGAGTTTGATGGTTTTTGTTCGCAGGGAGAAAGGAAAATAACATGAGACTTACGACAGATACTCCACAAGGTAATTTGGAACAGTCGCTGAATCTGTTCTATGCCAAAGACGGTGAAACGTGGGTGCGCGGATATGGGGAGCACGGCGCAGACATAACCCTACTTGATTTGACACGAAAGCTTATACGCAAATTCATGCAACCAGACGAAGTGCCGGAAACTATGTCTGATGAGGATGTTATGTTTGCAATGGTGGATTGGCAATATGCCGGAACCAGCAGCATGGAGGGCGTGTTAGCACTTCTCTATCAGGCCGCATGGGTATGCGCAGAACTCCGCGTACGCCTCAAACGGTTCGAGGATAAGGAGAACGCCGATGCCTGACATATTGAAATCGCAGTGGAGAAAAGCCCGGAAGCGCCATGTGTGTTCATTCTGCAATCAGTACATAGAGTCGGGGGAAAGGTACAAATATGACACCCTCGTCTACGAAGGAAGCGTGTACGACTGGTTTTCACATGAAAAGTGCGACTTCCTCGCTAACGAACTTTGGGGATACGTTGATCCGGATGATAGCGGGATGACGGCTGATGATTTTCAGGAGGCATGTCAGAATTTCTGCGCTCACTTTGTCTGTCCTGGTTGTGAGAGCTGGGACAACAAGTACCGCGAGTGCACTGCAGATGACTGTTGCTGCATTGATAAAGTCTACGAGACGCTGAAAAAGTACGAACTTTATATGACTAAAGAAAGCGGTTTCCTTGGTTGGAAACTCAGACCGAGAAAGGATATCGAAGCCAATGAACAAACTTAAACCTTGTCCGTTCTGCGGAAAGCCCGTGACGTTGAGCTATGGTTCCTTTGACCACGCCTTCAAAATCCGTCACGCAAAGTCTGAGGACAGCTGGCACTGCTACATAATGGAACCAATACTGCTTGATGCGGTGTCGCTTGCAGACGCCGCAGAGGGCTGGAATAGGAGATTTGACAATGAATGAGTTGAAACCTTGCAAAAAATGCGGCTATACCCGCGGCAGGTTGATACCATACGGCCATTTTCAAGGCGATCAAATTACATATCGCGTTTCTTGCCCAAGGTGTAGTTATTGCACCAAAGAAAAAAGG